CTTCACCAAGCGCCGGGGCTACCTCAAGGCGCAGGGGAAGAAGGTCCCCTGGCCAGACGACTGGGACGCCGTGGACGCCGAGGACAAGGCCGAGATCGCCGCCCTGGCCAAGAAGGAGGCCCTCTCTGGGTACGGGACGCACACCTGCGCCCTGGTGCTGGTGAACTCCCGGACCGAGCTTGAGTCGATGGTCCCGATGATGTGGGTGGCCTCCTCCAAGACCATGGTCACCCAGTACACCGGCAAGGTGATCGAGAGCATCGGGCTCATCAAGCTGGACCTGCTGGGGAGCAAGACGATGAGTGTGGTCAAGATGGCCTGCGACAACATCGGGATGACCCCGGCCGACCTGGACAAGATCCCCTTCAACTCCCCAGCGGTCTTCAGGATGATCTGTGACGGCGACACCGATGGCTTCTACCAGATGGAGGGGGCCACCACCAAGAAGGGCTGCAAGGAGGTCAAGCCCAAGAAGATCTCCGAGGTGATCGACATCATGGCGCTGTTCCGGCCCGGGGTGATGAAGTCCGGTGCCGCCGACTCCTACATCGACCGGAAGTTCGGCCGGGAGGACCTGCCCAAGCGCCACGACCTGATCGCCAGGCACACGGACTCCACCCGGGGCATCCTGCTCTACCAGGACCAGATCATCGCCATCCTGCGGGACCTGGGGATGGACCCGGACGACCTGACCCGGTTTCTCAAGGCGGTCAAGGCGTCCAACAAGAACGTCACCGCCGCCAAGGTCGAGATCGACTACTACATGCCCATCGTGGAGCGGATGTGCCGGGACCGCGGGATGGGTACCGAGGACTGGGACTGGCTCCAGGGGGCCTTCACGGCCTTCGCGGAGTACTCCTTCAACGTGGCCCATGCCACCGTCTACGGGATCACCGCCTACCAGTGCGCCTACCTCGCGGTGCACTCCCCGGTGCATTTCCACGCCGCTCTGCTGGCCGTCGCGGCCGGTACCGACAAGGAGGTCCAGTACCTCCGGGTGACCCGTCGTCGCAAGGTCAAGGTGAAGGGTCCCGACCTGAACGGCTCCGGTGCCGTCTACCGGGTGGACCCCACCGGCAGGTGGGTCCGGAAGGGCTTCCGGTCCATCGACGGCATCGGTCCCGGCACTGCTCCCGCGCTGGAACGCGGTCAGCCGTACATTGACTGGGAGGACTTCGTCACCAAGTCGATCGGGACGAGCATCGACGGGGTGAAGCCCTTCAAGAAGGGAAAGACGACGCCTGAGGAGCTGATAGGCACCGTCAAGGCCCTGTACGAGGCCGGGGCCTTCGAGGACTCAATCGGCAACCCTCCGTTCGGAAGGAAAGAGAATGACACTGCTGCTGCTGTGTGACGTATGCAAGGGGGAGATCGAGGACAACACCTCGTCCTTCTCACTCGTGGTCCCGGCCAGGTACACCGACAACGGCGAGGCCTTGGGGATAGACGTCTGTGACGCTGCCTGTCTGCGGAACGTTGCGTTGTCCCTGGAAGGGCTGGACGAGCCGGATACCCAGCCGGAGCTGATCCCTGACGCTGGTACCAGGCTGGACATCGGCCCCAACCCGCTGATGGCTATGGACGGCGTGGGCCAGGTGGAGATGCGCTCGTGACCCAGACCACCAACATCCCGTTCCGGGGCGGTCGGACGTGCATCTGCGTCGTTGTCTCACTGCCGCTGCTGGAGATGGTGCTGCTCACCAAGGGCCTCCTCAACACCGAGATGGACATCTACCAGCTCGGCTACAACTCCGGCGGCGTCACGGCGTCCGCCGGCACTCACGACCTCGGTGGGAACACCGACTGGGGTCAGTACTTCCAGGAGCAGATCGCGGTCGAGCGGTGGGCAGGCTGGACCACCCAGCGCCGCTACCCACCGAGCTTCAGCCCCCACGGCCATGGCTGGCCGTGGAAGTGCCCCCACCTCTCCCGGGGTGGCAGGTCTCAAGCGGTCCAGTGGGCCAATCACACCAACGGCCTCGCCAACTACGGTCCCATCGAGGGTCCGTGGCCAGTCGTCAGCTGGCAACAAGGCGTCAAGAGAATGGAGAAGTACCTCATGGGATTCAAGGAAGACCTGGCTGACATGATCGATCGGCGAGTGTCAGCCTCACTGCCGGAGAAGATCTGGAACGCCGATGTGATCCCCAACCGCAGCATCGTCGGGGATCCCAAGAAGAACACGAACCTGGCGGCCAAGAACGCCATTGCCTTCCTGGGCGAGGACGCCAACAAGATCCCCGCCCTGGCCTCCAGGGTCACCAGTGTCGAGACGAAGCTCGACACCATCATCAAGCTGCTCGCCAAGCCACCGACCACCTGAGGAAGACATGGTCACCTACGAGATCGTCCTGAACGAGCGGGCCACCGCTCTGATCGTCGCCTACGCGGCCGCTATCGGCCTGCTCTACCCGGTGTTCCAGGCCATGCTGCAGAAGCCCTGGTGGAGCCCGCGTACCAAGGCCCTGCTGACCGTTGGCGGCGCCGTCGTCTTCGGCCTGGCCGGCTACCTGATCACCACCGACTTCGACTTCTCCGACCCCTCCAAGATCGTGCTCTGGCTGATCGGCCTCTACTCGGCCATCCAGCTGGGGTACCAGGCCCTGAAACGGCCGGTGCTGGACAAGGTGGAGCTGTCGGTCAACGGGAACTACCACGACTACCTGACCAAGAAGGGGCTACCTGTCGAGGGGGACCACACGTCCATGGACCTCAGCGACGGGGACCTCAAGCCTCCACAGAACCTGTCTTGACCGTCCATGACCTGGTGGTGGTTCGGTCGGACCGACACTGCGAGGCCATGGTCAAGGTCAGGGGGATCTACACCCGCTGCGGGAAGTTCGCCGAGGACGTCCACCACCGGCTCACCAGGTCGCGTGGTGGAGACGTCCTCGACCGCGAGGGCGAGACCTACCACCTGATCAACCTGTGCCACAACCACCACATGTGGGTGCACGCCAACATCTCCGAGGCCACCCGGAGCGGGCTCTACCTGCTCGGTCAGGTCTTCATCGACGGAGGCCGGGTGCTCTACCTCGGTCCCGACCAGTACCTCTCACAGCGTTACGGAAGGAGTCTCAGTGCCTAAGTACGGGACGCTGGCCAAGGCCGCCGACACCTCGCGCAAGGTGCTGGACCTCTACGACGCCTACGTCCTCGGGCCGCGGAACCTCGCGAAGGAGGCCGAGGCGATCAGCTACATCCTCACCAAGAACCTGGAGAAGATCGAGACCGGGGAGCGGGACCGCACCCAGGCCTGGTCGGCGTCGTCCTCCGGAAGGTGCCTGCGCGAGCAGCAGTTCACCTTCCTCGGGATGCCCTCCAACCGCGGCGGCGTGGACCGGAAGAACATCTTCCTCAACGGCGACTACCTGCACCTGCGCTACCAGGTGGCCGGGCTGGTCGCCGGCTGGCTCACCGACGTCGAGGTCCCCCTCACCCACGAGGGGCTGGTCAAGGGCACGATGGATGGTGACCTGGTCTGGGGCGAGGTGCTGGAGCTCAAGAGCATCAATGACCGGGGCTACAAGCAGATCCTGGACCTCGGGCCGAAGGACGCCCACAAGGCCCAGGCCACCGCCTACATGCTCTGCAAGGGCTACTCCACCACCAGGTTCGTCTACGAGAACAAGAACGACAACCAGAACTCCGAGTACGTCTTCGAGCTGACTGACGGCTGGGCCCTCAAGGTGCGTGAGGAGTGGGACCGGCTCAACGAGCTGACCGAGCAGCGGAAGCTCTCCCCGATGCTGCACGAGTGCATGAACCACCGGGGCTTCGACTGGAGGTACTGCGAGTTCTCCAAGATCTGTGAGGGGGCGAGATGGCCGAGGCGGCTCACCCTAGTATCCGACTGAGGCTGATCGACGAGGAGCTTCCCGACCTCGCCGCACCGGGGCACATCCAGTACGGCCAGCGGGTCACTGACGTCCCCCTCCCGGTGGGGCTGGGGACCTACGACGAGCTGGTGGACGAGCTCCTGGGCTACGCCCACATCCTCAAGGGGCTGGCGGACGCACCGATGGCCTCGCCCTACCTGACGCTGATGGAGACCGCCACCGCCTACCTGGTGCGCGCGTACGAGATCGAGATGCTCATCTACACCGGGGAGCACAACAAGACCCTGGAGAAGGAGTACTCCAACCTCCGCACCCGCCAGCTGCAGTCCTTCATCGACATGGCCAGGAAGATGGCCGACCTCGGCTCCCGGCGGCTGACCATGGAGCAGGTGCTGACCGAGCAGCGCAGGACCGAAGGGGAGCGGTGGTAGTCGTCGGGATCGACTCGGCCCAGGACCGGGTGGACGCCGTGGCTATGGAGGAGGGCTGTTTCGTCCCCGGCCTGGCGGCGTTCACCATCGACCTGGCCAAGGTGAACAAGATGTACCCGCGAGGCCTGGTGCTCACCCGGATGCAGATGGCGGTGGCCTTCTGGCTCTCCGGGGTTTCTGAGGTGACGGAACAGGAACCCCAAGTTTTCATCGAGGAGTCCATCGTGATGCGTCACAACCTCAGAGTGGCCGTTCTGCTCGCGGAGACTGTGGGTATGCTGCTCGCGTTGCCTTATACCACCGAGGTGGTGCCGATCGACTCCTGGAAGATGGCAGTGATCGGCAAGGGCGGTGTGGACAAAGAGACGGTGAAGCAGGGGATCATCCGCCGCCTACCGCAGACTGAGCAGATGTTCGGGAAGAGGCAGGATCTGTTCGATGCCACAGGGGTTGCTATCTACGGAGCCGGAGTGCTACGACACCGTCCTCGATGACCCTTTCGAGATCCCCTGGCACAAGTCCGCAGCCTGTTACAACAAGGGCACCGAGCTGTACTTCCACGAGGGGCTGAAGAACGCCAAGCCGGTGGCGAGGCAGGCTAAGGCCCAGTGCATGTCGTGTCCGGTGCGCGACCTCTGCCTCCAGTCCTCTCTCGAGCACCGGGACCGTTACGGCATCTGGGGTGGTCTTACCCCCAGCGAGAGAGCCCGGCTGCTGTCCCGGATAGACGCCGGTGACCTGACCATAGACCAGGCGGTCTGGGCGGTGACCCATGTTCAGGCCGCTTGAGGAGCCGGAGTCCCTGGCTGACGAGAACACCGACATCCGCGAGATCATCTACCACTACCGGATGGCCGGGGAGACCCTGGCCTGGATCGCCGCGAAGCTGAACCTCAGCCTCAACCGAACCGCCACCTACATGCGGCAGTACACCGTCGAGATGAGCAAGCACGTCAACCTGGAGGACCGCCAGAGCGTCGTCCAGATGGAGCTCGACCGCCTCGACCAGCTGCAGGCGTCCCACTGGGTGCCGGCCACGGAGTACCACGAGGTGGCGACGTTGGTCGGCAAGGGCGAGAGCGCCCACGTCGAGCTGGTGGAGGCCCCGCCGGACATCAACCACGCGAAGTTCGTCCTGGACCTGATGCGCCACCGGGCCAAGCTGCAGGGCCTGGAGCAGCTCAACCCGACCGACCAGAACGTCGTCCACCAGGTGCTCGTGGTGGGTGCCAGCCAGCAGGCCTTCCTGGAGGCGCTGCAGGCGGGCCAGCATCCCGCGTTGCCCAGCGGGCACCGGGATAATGATGTGGAAGGGGAAGCAGTCGAGGTAGAGGAGTTCACGACGTGAGTGCGGCGAAGGTGGACTTCGACATCTACGAGGGCGAGGACTGGGCCGTCCAGCTGTGGTGGACCAACGGCGACAACGTGCCCTACTTCGTGGCCCCGCCGATCCGGATGGAGATCCGCAACAGCGTCGGCGGCGTGGTCATCACCCTGCAGTCCAACGAGACCTCCACCGACTTCGACTCCGACCCGGACAACCAGTCGATCCTCTACAACTCCGAGTCCGGGCTGATCCAGCTGCACATCAAGTCAGAGGACACCGACAAGCTCGGTGCCAGTGGCGCCTACCTTTACGACCTGTTCACCCACTACCGTGACCCGGTCACCGGCAAGGTCCGCAAGCGCCCCCTGATAACCGGCAAGGTCAACGTCACGCGGAGGGTCACCCAGAATGTCTAACAGCGTCACGCGGCTGAGCTCCGGGGACATCATCCACGTCCGCGAGGGCGCCCTGGCCGGCATCGGCCCGGCCGGTCCCACGGGTCCCTCGGGTCCCCAGGGTCAGGAGGGCGAGCCCGGGCCCCAGGGCATCCCCGGTCCCACCGGCCAGATCGACGACTTCTACACCCGGGCGCACAACACCGGGAACTCCCTCAGCGTGGCCACCGGCACCTCCACCCTGGTCTCCTACCCCACGGTGGTCAAGGACGAGCCGTCCCTGGTCTCCTCGCTGACCAACTTCACCCTGCCCATCGGGCTGTGGCTGGTGCGGGTGGCGGTGACCTTCACCAAGCCCGGCTCGGCCAACGCGGCCGGCTGGCGCCGGGTCTCGCTGGTCTACGACACCGTCGAGGTGGAGGCGACCACCCAGAACGCCATCCCCGACCTGGACACCCAGTTCGCCCTGACCGGCCTGATAGAGGCCGTGGCAGCAGGCAGGGTGCTGTCGGCGCGTGTGCAGCACTCGGACTCGGTGGCCATCGCCGTCGTCTCCAGCATCTACATCACCAGGCTCGGTCCCGGGCCGTCTGGCCCGGCTGGGCCGCAGGGACCCGCAGGTCCTCCCGGACAGACCGGTCCCACCGGACCGCAGGGACCTCCCGGCTCCCTGGTGAACAACACCACCACCTACGCATCCATCGGAGGCAGCTGATGAGCACTCGGCTCGTGCAGCGTCCCACCAGCGACCTTCCTGCCTGGTACGTGTCCACCGTCCTGCGGCGTGGCAGCACAGAGGTGGAGTTCACCGGCAGCGGTGCGCCGTCACAGATGCCCTGCTACGGCCGGGTCGGGCTGGTCGCCTGGACCTTCGCGGTGACCGGGACGGTGCCTCCCACCGGTGAGTGGACGTTGGACTGCCCGATCCTGTCCGAGATCCCTAGCCAGGCACTGGGTCTACTGATCCAGGAGGCGACCATGGTCCCCCTGCACATCTCCGGCGGGATCGTCGCCATCCCCGCTCTGGACCCGACCAAGCCGTTCGGCATCCAAGGGATGGTGGCGCTGTGAGCTTCCTCAAGACACCGATCAACGCCTGGGACGTCCCGGACGCCTCGGAGAACATCAACCGCGGTGCGCTGCACGTCCGGACGCTGGGGTACGAGGCCGAGCAGTTCACGGTCATGCGGTTCGCCAACATGGCCACCCTGCTGGCGAAGCTGGTGGGCGACAACGCTCCCAAGGACGGGATGGTCGCCTTCGTCGACGACGTCGACCAGCTGCTGTTGTACGCCGGCGGTGCCTGGCACCGCGTCTACCCCACGGAACGGATGATCTACTCGGGAACGACCACCCCGGCAGCCTCGCTGGGCACGGTCGGCGACCTCTACTACCAGTTCTGAGCCCATGGGAAAGCATCTGGTCAAGGACGAGACCGGGGTATGGCGCGACGCCCTGCCCTACATCCGCACGGCTGCTGGCTGGGCCCGGGTCAAGATCGGGTACCGCAAGACCAGCCCCACCGTCTGGACGCAGTTCTTCGTCCTCGACCTGACCATCCCGGCGGTCCCGGTGGTGACCTCCATCACCAGGGACGGCGCGCGGCTGAAGATCACCATCACGGCCCCGGCGAGCACCGACGTCAAGAGCCTCCGGGTCAAGGTGGGCAAGCGGATCGCCACCAACCTGGAGGTGGACTCCGACTACATCACCACCGCCGACGCCAACGACCCGGCCTGGAGCGAGTGGCAGGTCACCCCCAACCAGGTGCGGACGAAGTACTACCCGGTGGCCGGCACGCTGACCAACGGCGCCACCTACTACGTGACCGCCTGGGCGCAGGACGCCTCCCGGAACTTCAGCCCGCCAGCGGTGGCGAGCTTCAAGTACACCGAGCCGGTGGTCCCGGTGCCGGTCAAGAAGACCGCCTACGTCACCACCGTGGACACCACCACCTTCCGGCGGGTGCAGAACACCTACTACCGCGCCGACAAGCTGATGCGCCTCGGCAGCGTGAACGAGCTGGTCGGCCTGGCCTACTACTCGAACAAGATCGCCGCCACCTTGAAGAACGCCAAGCGGCTCACCCTGGTCAAGATCGGCCTGCAGCGCACCAACACCGACTACGTCGGCGCCGGGCAGTTCCGGCTGCTCGCTCACACCCAGACCGGCTACTCGGCGGTGGACATCGACACCGGCGGCCGGGTGGTGTTCTCCGATCCGGTCTGGCACACCCTCAACCGGGGGCAGTCGGCCTCTGTCGTGATCCCCGAGGCGTGGTACCCGGCGATCCTCGCGGGCAAGGTCAAGGGCTTCGGGCTGTACTCCCAGGTCTCCACCGGGATCGACACCATCGACCCCTACGCGGTGACGTTCCACGGTTTCGGCACAACCTCGGGCCGGGTCTATCTCGAGTACGAGGAGTAGTTCCGTGATGACGGTCAGCGGACACATCCTCGGCGTCCGGAAGCTGTTCTTCCGTCCCTCGGTGACTGAGTTCCGCGACGACCTGGGCAGGGTGTTCTTCACCAACAGCATCGTCGTCGAGCCGGACTCCAAGAGCTGGTTCTCGGTCGACCTGTTCGACGGCGAGGAGGTTCGCGACCCGCGCGGGTTGCCCTGGCGGTGGATCTGCACCGAGCACGTCAGCCGGGTCCAGGAGTTCAAGTTCGCCTTCGCCCCACGTCCGGGAGGATGGGACTACGCGCTGCTGCGTCCGATCGGAGGCGGGTTGTGAGAACGGTCAACGTCTCGGGCACCTACTACCTGGCCGACTTCCGCCCGGCCACCAACATCCGGATGCGGTTCACCCCCACCGGCGTGCTGAAGTCGGTCGCCGAGAACCTCGTCGTGCTGGACATCCCGCGGGAGGCGCTGGCCAACAACCACGGTGAGTTCTCCATCGACCTGGTCCCGATGCAGGACGAGGTCACCCCGAAGCAGTTCCTCTACAAGGTGGAGCGCATCCAAGAGGGCCAGGTGGTCGCCTCCTGGCACATCCGGCTGGACAAGGACACCCCCGACAACGTCAGCCTCACCAGCATCTGGCCCACGGCCAAGCCGTCCTTCATCGAGGTCTACCCGACCCTGGACGACGTCCGCTCGATCGCGGCCGACATGGACAACCAGGTCTACACCCGGGTGGACACCCTGCGGGGCGAGGTCAGCACCTACCGGGCGATGCTGGGCTCCAAGCTGGACACCGACGTGCTGGGGTCGCAGGTCCCCACCCTGCAGGACGGTCTCATCCGCCCGGAGTTCCTCCCCTCGGTGCGGATCGGCTCCGCCTTCGCGGCCGCCTCCCACGCCGAGATGCTCGGCCATGCGGGCACCCAGCAGTTCGACATCTGCATCCGCTACGACATCACCCAGCGCTACATCCTGATCGGTGAGGACCCGGCGGTCTTCACCAACTGGGTGCTGCTGGACGACAACCTCGCCGTCTCCTCCATCAACGGCCACGTCGGCCGGGTGCTGCTGAACTACACCGACGTCGGCGCGGCACCGGCCAACCACGACCACGAGTCCCTGGCGGGGATGGACTACGTCGCCACCTACATGACCGGTGAGGTGCTGACCGGCCAGAAGCGGCTGATCGTCGGCGACACCGGTGACGTGGTGCAGGCCAGCAACCGCGAGGTGGTGTTCAAGGACGCAGCCGGCGACGAGATGTACGCCATCCGGCCCTACCAGGTCACCCCGTGGACGGCCATCCCGGTCCAGGTCTTCACCGCCGCCGGTGTGCTGATCCCCTCAGCAGTCGCCACCGCCTCGGTGCGCAAGATCAACACCGACACCGCCGAGATCCGCATCACCTGCTCCAACGTCCTCGGCCCGGTGTACTTCACCACCACCGACGCCGGGGTCAACTTCGCGATGACCGACGCCGTCATCGGCTCCTGGGTGCTGACCACCCAGGCCGACGTCATCCTCGACGCAGGCGTGGTGGGGCAGCAGAGCAAGCGGGTCACCCCGATCGGCCTCGTCGTTCCGCAGACCTCGAGCAAGGTCTCGGTCAAGGGCACCATCCCCGGTGTCTTCCTGACCACCCAGCAGGTGTTCAAGCCGGTCGACCCGGACGAGCAGTACTCCCTGGAGGTGGGAGAGCTCAACCAGGGCGACCTGAGCGCCGACATCACCGGCTCGGGCCTCCACCAGATGCTGCACCTGACCATCCCGTCCGGTGAGCCCGGTCCGCGTGGCCTGGCGGGGCCACAGGGCCCCCAGGGGCCGGTTGGTCCCATAGGTCCGCCCAACGGTCCGCCAGGGCCTCCTGGGCCTGCTGGGCGCAGCGCGTACCAGGTCTGGCTGGACCTGGGGAACTCAGGCACGGAGTTCGACTTCATCGTCTCGCTGCGCGGACCCTCGGGGACCGGAGGCACGGGAGGAGGCGGTGGTCAGTTCCTGCTGGACAGCAACGGGATGCCCTACTTCCAGAGCCTCGACCCCACCATTGGCGCTCTGGTGCTGGACGCCTTCGGCAACCCGACCTTCGACACGGCGGTGTCCGCCTCGGGGACGATCCAGGTGGACGCGCAGGGCTTCCCGTACTTCGACACCGCGACCACCCCGGGAGTGCCCACCGGGACCATCAGCGTGGACTCCAACGGATTCCCGCTGCTTGCCACTTAGGGAAGAATGGTGCCCTGAGGGCCCCAAAGAGATGAGGAGCATCCATGGCTGTCACACGTCTCGCCAAGGCCGACGTAGACGGCGACATCGTCGACTACCAGGGACGCAAGCTCGCCACCAGGGACCGGATCACCCACACCGGGACCCAGCTGGCAGCCACCATCTCCGACCTGCCCGAGGCGGTGCAGGACCTCGTCGCGGCTGTCTTCGGCGGGACGCACACCGGGATCACCTTCACCTACGACGACGCGACCGGCCGGATCACCGCGGTAGCCGCCGGTGGTGGCGGTGGGGCGGGGCTCGACGCCGAGGCCTTGATGGACTTCCTGGCCGGGGTCACCACCGCCGGCAAGGGCCTGGTCCAGGGCACCAACATCACCCTGGTCTACGACGACGTCAACGATAAGATCACCATCTCGACCACGGCCACCCCGAACTCCACCGACGCCCAGCTGCGCGACCGCGCCCTGCACACGAACACCCAGCTCGCGGCGACCATCTCGGACTTCCAGGCCAAGGTCAACCAGTACGCCAACCCCTACGTCGACACCTCGATCGCCGGCTTCTACACCTCCCACCCGTACCCGCAGCGACAGTGGGACTCGGGCACGTCCTCGTGGAGCGCGCGACCCGCCGTCCCGGCCAACGTGAGGGTCTGGTCGGACTCCACCCTGGACGTCGCGGCTGTCCCGCCCCCGGGCGGTCTCCGCTACGACAAGTGGATCCCGCACCCGGACTCCCCGTACTGGCCGGTGCAGTAGATGCCGCGGCACCAGGTACTGACCTATGACGGTGTCGGCTACTGGCGGGGACCCAGCGGCGTCGCCATCCCCGGCAGCGTCAGCACCGGCACGCTCTACCGCCCCACCAGGATCACCCCGTCCGGAGGGACGGTCACCGTGGCCCAGCTGCAGGCAGCGGGCATCCAGGGGCTCACGGGTGTCACCAACTCCCAGCTGGTGATGTGGCCCGGTGCCAACCCGGACGCGGCGTTCTTCGATGACATCGTCAAGACGATGGCCGACACCGAGATCCTCATCCTGCCCGAGGCGACCCGTCCGGACGGCACCCCCTGGAAGTACCAGATCGACTCCGCGCCTGGCTTCCGCCGGGCCGCGAACATCAACTACTACTACTCGATGTCGCGCTACAAGAAGGGCGTGATCGGCCTCGGTCCCAACGTGCTGCTGGACACCAGCGTGTCCTCCTTCACGGCCCCGGCCCAGCCCAAGCCGGTGGCCAACGGCGGGACAGGCTTCTTCGACCCGGTGGACGGGGTGGAGAAGGTCGGCTGCCAGCACAAGATCCTGGAGACGACTGTCACCAAGTCCATCTTCGCCAACCTCTGCATGGTGGGCCGGTCCTTCGGCGGCATCGCCTACTCCGCAGTCGCCATGAGCAAGGGCGGCGGGATCATGCAGAACGTCTACATGAAGGGCGCCTCCCGGGGCTTCCAGAACTCTCCCAACGGCGAGTCCGGCGGCGTCTCCATCCGCTCGGGCAGCTCGGAGACCGGCGACCGTTCCGGGACGCTCATCAACTGTGAGATCGACTCCCGCGACGCCACCGGGGCTCGGGTCGGCACCTCCCCGTTCATGTTCAACAACAACGTCGGGGTCACCGCCATCGACGTCTACGCCCACCACGCGCGCGCCGGCATGCCCACCTGCTGGAGCGTGGACGGCCCGATCAACTACACCCGGGTGCGCAGCGAGTACAACGGCTCCTCCGGCAGCGGCCAGAACGGCCACTCGATGAACTTCGAGCTCTGCACCGGGGTGGCCGAGGTCAACGACTGCGACCTGATCTGCAACTACCTCGCCAACACCAACCCCAACGAGGCGAGCAACACCGGCATGCACATCGGCGGCGGCTCCGACGTCGCGCGCCTGCTGTTGAACGTCCGCAACACCCGGATCGACAAGGGCCCTCGCGCGCTCAACCCGAACGGCACCGCAGTGCTCGCCTGCCAGCTGTTCGGCTACGTCCCCCAGCAGGGCATCGACATGCACTACTACGACGCAGACGGCACCGAGCTGCCCTCGTTCATCTACGGAGGCTGAGATGGCACTGTCGACCAACACCGCCGAGATCACCGGCGGCACCAACGGCATGGCGGTGGTCTCCAACTCCCAGCCCGGGACCGGCACGTCGTTCACGGTGACGCTGGCCCAGGGCGGCACCATCACCCTGGACAACACGGTCAAGCACCGCGGGAGCTTCTCCTACAAATGCACCGCTGCCGTGGCGGGCCAGGTGGCCCGCGCTGACCAGGCGTTCCCGGCCGACCCCAACTTCGCCGCCGAGCCGTACTTCTACTTCGGCAACGGCTACCCCGACATCGAGAACCGGCTGATGGAGGTGCGCTCGGACCTCGCCTCGGTCTCCTACATCAACATCATGCCCTCGGGGCTGATCCGGCTCTACACGGCAGCCTCGGCCGTCCTGCTGGTCTGGACCTCCACCTCCCCGGTCCCGCTGAACCAGTGGTGGCGGGCCGCGATGACCCTCACCAAGGGCGGTGCGGCAGGCACCGGGACGCTGAAGTTCCGGGTCCACCAAGGTGCCAACGCCGACTCGGCCACCCCGAGCGAGGAGTACCTGCGCACCGGCAACGCCGACCTCGGGGTCAACGACTTCACCATCTACCGGCGCGGCAAGGTGGGCTCGGGCAACGGCTGGACGCTCAACTTCGACGACGACCAGTGGAACCCGGGCTCGGCCGCCTTCATCGGGCCGGTCTCATCCGCACCTCCAGTGCTCAACGTCTCGACCAAGAACATCCGCGAGTACGACACCTCGCAGTCCTCGCTCTCCGGTGCGGTGCTGTCGCTGACCCAGTCCTCAGGACCCACGGTGACCATCACCGGGCCGGTCAACGGCAAGTTCACCGTCGAGGTTCCCTCGCCCATGAACACCGCAGCCGTGCTCGACCTGGTGGCCACGCCGACTGTCGGCAGCCCGGTGCACTACCCGATCACCATCTCCCCCTCGGGCGGGTCTGTCACGGTGCTCGAGCGGATCGGTCTCACCAACGACGGCGCGGGGAACTGGGTGCTCTGATGGACCTTCCGGCGTACCTTCGCTCGGGGACTGACACCTTCGTCTACGACGCGATACTCAACCACGAGTCGCGCATCCAGGTGGTGGAGACCACCGGTGGCGCGGGTACGGGTGGCACTAGGTGGTACCTCGGTGCCGGGGCTCCGGGGACTATCGCCGGCCAGGCAGTTGGGGACTTCTACCTCAACAGCACCAACGGTGACTACTACCAGCGTGACATCTCCTCCTGGACGCTGAAGGGCAGCCTCAGAGGTCCTCAGGGGGCCACAGGAGCCGCAGGAGCGACCGGGAGCACCGGACCCACTGGTGGTACTGGCCCTGCTGGTCCAACGGGCTCTACGGGCCCACAGGGCGTCAAGGGCGACCCCGGGAACACCGGTGCCACCGGCCCCCAGGGACCACAGGGTGTGATCGGTCCTGCCGGTCCTCAGGGTGCCGAGGGTCCTGCGGGTCCGACAGGTCCCGCCGGCGGCGGCGGTACCGTCATCGACGCCTACAACGACATCTCGTCCCTTCCTGGCTACCCCACCACCTTCCCGCCAGCCATCGGGGCCACCTCCACAACTGCTGTAGCTGGCAACGACACACGGCTCACCGACCAGAGGGTGCCGACCGACAACTCGGTCACCAACGCCAAGGTGCCAGTCGGTGCCGCCATCGCGGCCTCCAAGATCGCCGGTCTCGCCACGGTGGCCACCACTGGTGTCTACAGCGACCTCACCAGCAAGCCAGCGCTGGCAACGGTGGCTACCAGCGGGGCCTACAACGACCTCTCCGGTAAGCCAGCGCTCGCTGCTGTCGCTACGTCAGGCTCCTACACCGACCTGACCAATAAGCCGGCCGCTGTCCCCGAGTCCTTGCGGGGCAAGTCCCGGGCCTTCTCGGACCTGCTGGGCTCCAACAGCGGCAACTACGCCCCGTTCATCTCCGCTGCCATCGCCACCGGGACCCTGGCTGTCGCTGCTGCTCCTGCTGCCAACCACATGGGTGTCATCCGGATCACCAGCTCGACCACCACCAACTCCGGTGCCCGGATCCAGACCGACGTCAGTGCCATCCTGCTGGACGCAGGCGACTACGCCGAGTTCGTCTTCTCTATCGTCGCCACGGCCCTCACCACGATCCGGTGCGGGTTCCTCGACACCACCAGCGTCACCGACACCACTGACGGTGCCTACCTGGAGATCGTGGGTACGACAGCGTCCTTCAAGACCGCGAACAACAACACCAGGTCGACCGCGGGCGCCACTGCCACTGTGGCGGCAGCCACCTGGTACCGGGCCGAGATCGAGATGGTCACTGCTACCGACGTGAGGTGCCGTCTCTACAACTCCGACACCGGGGCAGTGGTGCTGGCTGAGCAGACGCTGACCACCAACATCCCGGTTGCGGCCGGGCGTGCCACCGGGATGGGGATCGTCGTCACCAACTCCGGTACCACGGCTATCGACCTGGTGGACGTCGACCTTCTGAACTACGAGCGCAAGGCCGGTCTGGAGCGGGTGCGCTGATGGCCGGTTGGACAGCTGTCCCGGTCAAGGGGACCTTCGAGAACGCCGAGGGCATGCGCTCCGGCAAGTGGTCGGCAATTCTCGTCCAGAACGTCCTCAACAGTGACGCGGACGTGGTCCTCACCGCCGGCGAATGGGCCTCCGGGAAGCTCAACGTCACCCCAGGCTCTCCCAGCCTGGAGTTCGACGCACCGGCCCTGGACGACCCGGCCAACTTTCCCAACGGCTTCGAGCTGGTCCTCCAGGTCTCCTTCGATAACGGGGGTCTGAGGTACAGGCTGCACCCGAGTGTTGACCTGCTCCCGGACGGTATCGACCTCTCCACGGTGGTGGTTCCCCAGGATCTTCCTGAGCTCTCTCCGCTGCTGGTGATGGGTGTCCCGAACGGATTGGCCACCCTGGGCGCTGATGGGCTCATCCCGGCCGACCAGCTGCCAGAAAGCGTTGGCGGCGTTGGCTACTCTGCGTACGACTTGGCTGTCCGGAACGGTTTTGAGGGCACGTTGGCGGACTGGTTGATCTCCCTGGTGGGTGACCAGGGGCCACAAGGACCACAGGGGCCTCAGGGGGCTGTTGGTCCTAAGGGAGACGCTGGGAACACCGGTTCAGTAGGACCACAAGGTGCTCAAGGGACTACCGGAGGTACTGGTCCACAGGGACCGCAGGGCCTCAAGGGAGACGTCGGGGACACCGGTCCAGCAGGGCCACAGGGCCTTCAAGGGATTACCGGAGGTTCAGGGCTACAAGGCCCCAAGGGTGACAAGGGAGACGTCGGGGACACCGGTCCAGCAGGGCCACAGGGCTCTCAGGGTACGACCGGAGGCACTGGGCCTCAAGGACCGCAAGGCATCAAAGGTGACAAAGGTGATGTCGGTAATACCGGGTCGCAGGGGATACAAGGACTCAAAGGTGACAAGGGTGATACCGGTACAACAGGAGCTACTGGGCCTCAAGGTCCGGTAGGCCCTGAAGGCCCCTCGGGTGCTTCTGGGTCTTCGCCTCGGCCATTCTCAGCCCAGTCAGACCAGTGGCAGAATCCTGTCAACCTGCAGACTCAGACAACTGGGACCCCAAACCAAGGCACGGTGTACCTGATGCCGTCCGATATAGGCCCGGTTGCGGCGGTTGTAAAAGGTCTAGGCTCTAACGTGTCCGTGGCGGCGGTGCTTGCCGCCGCCACCATTGTTGTTACGTATGGCATCTACAAGGACAACGGATCAGGTGGGGCGCCAGACTTTACACAACTGCTGGGCTCAGTCACCGTCGATCCGACCTCCACGGGCATCAAGCTAGGGTTGTTTGGCTCCCCACTCACTTTGCAGCCGGGACGCTATTGGGTGGCGTCACTGTATGTAGTTACTGGCAGCCCTACTACTGCACCATCCTTTACCTCTATTAGCATTGCCAACACCAGCCTAGCGTTACCAGCAGCAACCGCTGTAGGGACAGTCAATAAAGCGTGGTTTATCTCATCACAAACGTCGCTACCGACGACTAACCCACAAACGCTGGGCGTCTACGTCAACACTGCTGCACCCATCGTCGCGCTGAGATACAACTAGGAGAACTGATGGGCACCAGGCAGACGACGATTACCGAGTTCCGGGACGGTGTTATGGTCCGAACTGTTCCAGTCACCTACGAGACCACCCCGGAGCAGGACAACGACGAGGCGATACGGGGACAGGCGGCGCAGGCTCTAGCGACCAACCGGACATTCATCGGTCTCGCATCTCCGACCAACGCGCAGGTAGTCGCGCAGGTCAAAGCGTTGTCACGACAGAACAACGCACTGATTCGGTTGGCACTCGGGCTTCTCGACGGTACCGACTAACACCGTGGTCTGAGGACATACTTGACCTGTGACCCGCATCCACCTGGAGCGTCCTCCTCGTAACGACGAGGAGCTCTACGCACTGGTCAAGACGCTCTGGGGTGTCACCATCCCCCGTCACAAGGTCTGCGTGGAGCACAACGCCCCCTTCGAGGCCTTCAGTGACGCCTTCTTCGCCAGGCACCCCCAGGGGCTGATCCACGGCTCCCGTGGCCTCTCAGGCAAGAGTGTGCTGATGTCCACTCTGGGACAGACCGTTGCTGCCGTGCTGGGGGCTGACTGCAACATCCTGGGTGGGTCGCTGTCACAGTCAACAAACGTGATGGAGTCGATGCAGCGCAACTGGGAGTACGAGAACGCCCCCACCTACATGCTCTCGGCCAACATGAAGACCGAGCAGAGGCTCACCAACAGGGCCAAGGTGAGGCCTCTCACGGCCTCCCAGAAGACCGTGCGTGGCCCTCACCCGGCACGTCTGCTGCTGGACGAGATAGACGAGATGGACCCGCTGATCCTCTCCGCTGCCAAGGGCCAGCCGATGCCCCAGAAGAACTGGCTGGGGGTGACTATCCCTGCCCAGACCCTGATGGCCTCCACCTGGCAGTACCCGGACAAGACCTTCGCGGCCGAGTACAAGCGGTTCAAGGAGGAGGACATGCCCATCTACACCTGGTGCTTCAAGGACTCCGCGAACCCTGTCGACGGCTGGCTCACAAGTGAGATCATCGAGCAGAAGCGCCGTGAGGTCTCCCGCGAGATGTGGCGGGTGGAGTACGAGCTCGGTGAGCCCTCCATCGGCTCGCGCGCGATCGACACCGAGAGCGTCGAGGCGATGTTCGACGTGGGCGCCCCAACCCCCTTGAAGTGGACCCGCGAGCACCAGGAGTACCAGATCCTGCGCTACGCCCCTGATCGCGAGTACGTGGTGAGCGCCGACTGGGCCAAGGAGAACGACTGGACCGTGATCGGGGTCTGGGACGTCACCCAGACGCCCATCCGGCTGGCCTACTACGTCCGGCTGCAGCGCCGGCCCTACCCCTACATGATCGGCATCTTCAACGTGCTGATGCAGCGCTACCACGCCGAGGGCATCCACGACAAGACCGGCCTGGGGGGCGTGGTGGCCGACTACATCGACGGGGACGCCCGGGGCTTCCTGATGACCGGTGAGAAGCGCGACAACATGCTGAGTGAGTTCGTGGCGGCGGTGGAGGCCAACAAGATCCGGGCCTCCCGCATCGATACCTTCTACACGGCCTGCAAGTACGTCAGCGTGGACGACCTCTACTCCCGGTCCAAGGAGTTCCACCTCCCCGACGAGGTGTGCTCGGCGGCACTGGCCTGGAAGATGGTCTCCTCGAGGTGGCCGGCGGTGACCCCCTACGCGGCCCCCAAGAACGACAACAACTGGATGGGCACCGCGGTCGAGACGAACTTCCAGACCGACTACATGGACTCCGCAGGCATCCGCAGGGAGGGTGAGGTGGCCGAGAAGGAGCCAGAGCTGGGCTTCTCCCTCACCGGGGTCTAGTTATCTGATCGTTATACGTCTCCCCTTCCATCCATTACACGATCTGCGTAATGTGACGTGTGAGGTCAAAAAGAGGAGGCGTGGTGGCGACGAAGATCAAGGACAAGTACGCGACAGCCAGACCCGGCGATGCCGGCTACCTGGCGATATTCGTCGACACCGCGAAGAAGTTCTGCAACGTCTACGGTCCCTACCCCACCCGGGGAAAGGCTCAGACCCAGATCAACCGGTTCAGACGGGACTGGGCCAAGGCGGTCGAGGAATCCGGTGCTGAGCCTCTGGGCCTACAGCATCTGATGTTCGTGCGTCCACTGCTCACCGAGGACATGTTCGGCATCATCTCACCGAAGGAGGTCGGAGATGCAGGTCCTGGAGTGCCCTGACTGCCACCTGACGCTGCAGCGGGTCGAGGAGGTCACCGACAAGAACAAGACTGTCGGCACCACCCAGCTCTCGAAGCACTGCTTCGACTACCACACGCTGCCCCAGATCCACGAGATGCTGAGGTACACCGCGGACCTGGTGGCGCGCAAGCGCCTGTCGGTCGAGGACGTCAAGGGCGTGTTCGCCCTGAAGTGCCCCGGGTGCGGTAAGTGGGGTCCGCAGGACTCCTACCTGTACCTGAGGATGGGCAACCGCACCGTGCTGTGCTGCTCGGAGTACTGCCTGACCGTCGTCAAGAAGCGCATGCAGTGAGAGGGCGTCCACCGGCCGACTACGCGGTGACCTACCAGCGCAGGGCCGACAACCTGCGCGGTGCCTGGCTGGTGGAGATCACCGAGCCGTCCGAGGCCGAGAAGATCGCGCGCAAGATCAGGCGGGACGGTGGCTACGAGGCCAGGTTCTTCCGCCTTGACCCAGAACTGTCCGTACTAGCAGTGAGGACTGCTGATGTTCCTGAAGTTGACTGATCGAAATGGCGCGGTGGGCTGGTACAACCTCAGCTCTGGCTGTGTGTTGCAACTGATCCCGACGAAGTTTCTTCCCGGAAAAGCCTATTGGGAGACCGGAGAGGAAGACGAGTACGTTCTTGGCACCTTCATCTGTTGGGCAGTAGGGGTCGATGCGGTTGTCCAGGAGAGTGTTGACGAGATCATGGTCATGCTCAGCCGACCTCAGGCCATGATAAACGAGGGCAGGATGGCCTCGTGGTGACCCTCGTGCTGGAGCCGCTGGTGTACTACACGGATGGCTCCTGCTGGCCCAACCCAGGCCCTGGTGGATGGGCAGTGGTGAAGGAGGTAGGCGAGGGTGAGTACGAGGCTGTGGGGGTCGGTTCTGCCATCCTCACGACCAACGTGCAGATGGAGGGCCAGGCGCTGATCGAGGCCATGGTCATCACCTCGGGCCTGACAGCGGTGATCCACACGGACTCGCTGTTCTGGGTCCAGGCGATGACGGAGTGGGCGTCGGTCTGGGAGCGCAGCGGGTGGAAGAACTCCAACCACGAGCAGGTCAAGAACCTGGTGATGGTCAAGCACCTGTGGGGCCTGTACCAGCGGGGCAACGTGGGCCTCAGGTGGGTGAGAGGCCACTCGGGCTTCGCCGGCAACGAGTACGCCGACCAGGTGGCAGATGCAGCACGCAGGGGCCGAGAGCCCTTCACACGACCAGAGATGAGGACGGCATGACGGCAGTAGTAGCCAAGCGCTGGCTCAGCGACCAGGTACTGGTCGCAAGTATCGAAGGACCCAACAACGTCTACTCCTCGGTAGTCAAACAGATGCTCGACCAGCTGGACTCCCTGCTCAAGGAGAGGCCACGTCCGGACGACGACCCAAGTCACACGATCGTCTTGGTGCATCCCTACCCGAGTCAGTTCTCCCGAGAGGTAGTGGTGTTCCGAGGTAACAGGACGGAGGTCATCCGTGAGCTGCAGCATCTTGCCGATGAGCTGAGGTACGAGATCTACCAGGAGGAGAAAGCATGACGATATTGGGGTCCAGGCAGATCGTTTCCAAGGAGGTGCTGATGAGGGGCTACGCGCCTGCCCAGGTGTGGGAGCAGGCAATCGGCAGGCAGCTGAGGAGCATGGACGAGAAGGACAGGGAGCACCCAGGAGAGGTGGGGGACATCACGATCATGCTGATCCACCCCTCGGCGGATGTACCTGATGCTCACGAGGTCAGGATCTTGAGAGGGGACACCAGGGAGATGATCCATGAGCTCAAGGGCTTCGTGGACGACCTGGAGATGGACGCAATCGTAGGAGCCAAGAAGTGAGCTATGTCATCGGGAGGTTCTTCAACGGCCATCCCAACACCGTCTACGCGACCCCGTACCACACCCTGGAGGAGGCCCAGTACAAGCTCTCCCAGATCACCCCGCTGGGTGATGTGAGGATTTATGAGCTGGTGGAGCCTACCTTGCCTGCTCGTGAGCAGGATCTCGAGGACGAGGACACTACATTGCCTGAGGAGCACTAGGTGAGCGACAGGTCGTACAACTGGGTCATCGACCAGATGGGTCTGGACCCCCGAGAACCCCAGCCCAAGTACTTCGGGCTGCAGAGCGGGCACGAGTATCACACCATCGAGATGGCCTCCCCACTAGGGCTGAAGATCTTCGGCTTCGGGTGGGACGAGGACTTCTGGTTCTACCGCAGAGGCTGGAAGGGGCACTTCGACCGGGTGGCCAACGGCTACTGGGAGGACGGCGACCCCAACTGGTCGAGGGTCAGGAAGGAGATGCGGACGGTGAGTGACTGGAACCCCGCTGCTGCCTTCAAGATCCCGGTGGTGTGGTGAAGTTGTGAGCGTCTATGACCAGATGAGAGGCGAACTGTCAGATGCCCTGTACGGGGTATTTGATACCTCTCCCCAGTCGGTCCTGGTGATGGCTGCGTTGCAGGTTCAGGCGATACAGGCAGAGGCCCTGGTGAGTATCGCCGAGACCTTGGCCAAGAGGGAGGAGCGGAAGACAAACCCGAAGCTCCGCACCTTCGGGAAGGTGGGAGAGGTGGCCTGGACTCCTGACTTCCCGTCAGGAGTGGTCAAGCTGGCTGACATGGTGGTCCAGACCGAACTGGCTGACGAGATCTACGGAGGTGACCCGACGCAGTACCACCGTCCCCAGGATCACAACAAGGGCAAGCGCGGGTACTTCCACATCGGGGACATCCATGAGTGCGACCGCTGCATCAAGGCAGCTACAGAGTCTCTACCGGAGGAGCAGGACAATGGCTGACCAGGACATCAGGGACACAGCGCCCAACCAGTGCCCGAGCGAGTTCGGGGGCTACACCGCCAAGGGCAACGGAGAGCCCCACGACCACAGGTGCGCCTGGGACGAGGGTCACCCGGGGCACCACAACTGCTACTGCGACGGTGTGGAGTGGAGCAACCTGGTCTGGACCCAGACAGGCAAGGTTCCGGTCCAGAGCATCAAGCTGGACGGCAGTGTGGTGACGGCATGATCGAGGAGGGTGAGGTCGTCGTGGTCTGGTGCTGGCAGTGCAAGCAGGACACCGCCCACGTCGTGGTCAGCAGCGGCGGGGAGATCACCCTGGCAGAGTGCGAGACCTGTGGTGCGGAGGACGAGCTGTGAGTATCAGGACTTCGCCGTACTACTGGCTGGAGTGTGATGCACCAGGGTGTGGTGCGAACAGCACTGAGGGTGATGACTACACCGCCTACGGGACCGAGGAGGGCGCCAAGGAGCAAGCGCAGGACGCAGAGTGGAAGCTCATCGAGGATGGTCGGCACTACTGCTACGAGCACGCCATGTATGTCTGCATGGAGTGTGGTGCTCTCGACCTGACCGAACTGGCCGGGGAGCGTGACTACCTCTGTGTGTCGTGCTTCTCCAAGACCAGAGAGGTCGAGGAGGTGGCTTCCCCGTGAACCTCAACCTTCTGAGGCATGAGCACTACGCAGGAGAGCCTGCTGTGAGGAACGGCCGCACAGACCCCGTCCAGTGCTTCAAGTGCAAGCAGGCCTGGCCCTGTGCCACCCGGCTGCTGCTGGACGAGGTCGACAACCGGGACTACGAGATCAAGAGGTTCAGGGCTCTCCTGGAGGAGGCCGAGGTGGAGCAGGTGACACCACTGTGAAGACCTACGCCTACGTCACTGTGGAGCCCTCCTATGCCTGGAACGGCAACGTCACGGGCTTCAAGATGACCAAGATCCGCCAGAACAAGCCTGCAGATGGACGGATCATCAAGGTCACCATGGAGCTGCCGGACAAGTTCTTCGACCCCGAGAACATCCAGGTGCAGGTCAGCGTTCCCGAGACTCCAGACCTCCCTGAGCCCAGTGCCACAGGTGAGGAGATGTATCTGACATGAGCGACCCTCCCTACGAGCAGGCTTCGGTCTACTGGGCGGCCTTTCTGGCGGCCTACAAGAGGGATCAGGTGGCGCTGATGGAGACTGTGCGTGAGCTGGGTGTTACTGACGCCATGGACCTCCAGCACATCTGTGTACGCATCACAGCGGCCTGTGAGGTCCAGATTCGGCTCAAGGTGAGGGAGGGCGAATGAGGTTCGTGATGCTGTCCCTGGAGATGCCCCTGCTGGACGAGTGGCGCGAGTGGCTCACCCAGCACGGGCTGGTGCCAGACGACATTCCCAACGGCTCTGTGCTGTTGTGCGACGACGAGACAAGGACGGTCCAGGTGGAGGTGTACGTGCGGGACGAGAACGGCTACCTGGTCTCTGACGGCCGTGAGGGGGTCCTCAGTGACCTGAGGACAGTACAGCTGGAAGCGCCGGCGCTGTCCTTCCCCGGGGAGTCGTGATGGAGATCGAGGTGCTCGGCTACCAGGAGATCGACTACTGGATAGCCCGCAAGCAGCCCGGCTACAACGTCTGCAACGCCGTGGTCAGGCACCGCCTGGGGGCCACTGCGCCCTGTGTGCTGGAGAGGGGCCACGAACAGCCCCACGAGGCCATCTTCATCGTGAGGTACGAGGGTGAGGCCAAGGAGAGGCTTGCTGAGGACGGCTACCCGGAGGAGGAGATGGGCACATGACCATCAACCCCTGGGGCTGGGCTGTGATAGGGCTCAACGTGGTCCTGGTGGTCCTGGTGACGATGGTGCTGCCCTTCTTCTTCGTCCGGAACGGGAGGCACCAGTGATTACTCCCGAGGGATACCAGATGGGGCCTGTGGTAGGGCACGTCTACTACTTGCGCTGCCTGAACTGCGGGATGACCATCGAGGACAACTCCAGCGGCCAGTGGACCTCGGTCCACACTGCCTGGCACGACCGGATGCTCGCCTACATCTCCGACATGCTCGGCGCCCTCAACACTCTCAAGGGAGACCAACGTGCCTAGTGCCATCACCTACACAGACGCCTTCGAGGTCAACGGCCAGAAGATCAAGACCTGCTCCTGCGGCGCCCTGGTCTTCGACACCTCCAAGCACACCAGCTGGCACAACGACCAGTTGTCCAAGGGACAGGAGTACCGCAGATGAGTGACCTCACCCTGGCCCAGGAGAACTCCGTACGCCTGGCTCAGAGGTGCGCCAGGCAGGCTATGTCCATCCAGGCTGTCCAGAGGGTTCACTACTCGTCCTTCACGGACCCGAACGGGCTCACGCTGTGTCACGAGGACGGACAGAAGTACCCCTGCACGACCATTCGACTGTTGGAGATGGAATGAGAGCGTCGGTACAGAAGGCCTGGTACCCCTGGGCGGCAGAACACGAAGGTGTCTGTACCTGGATGTACCCGGATACCCATAGGACCAAGGACGGCAGGTGGGATCCCCTTCCCACCACCGGGATAGGCACCCAGTTCGGCGAGGGGCCCGAGACCCAACGCAACGTCAACTCCTTCGGGCTGTCACTGCCCTGGAAGACTGCTACCGGCAACTACGTGCGTGAAAGTGCGATCGTCAAGGAGTGGGAGAGGCTGAGGGGATTAGGCCTGATCGGAAGCGGTTTCGCTTATGAGTCCAAGGCCAAGCTCTTCCTGGACCAAGATGTGGTGCAGTGGTGCTTCGAGACCGACACCATCCTCAAGTGGGCCTCTGCTGACAAGACCTTCCCTAACACAGAGACCTGGCCTGCCTCAGCACAGCTGGCCTTCATGGACATGCTCTGGTGGATGGGGGCTTCCTTCTTCGAGTCCTGGCCCAAGCTGAGCGCGGCACTGCACAGTGAGGACTTCTTCACCGCGGCCAGGGAGTGTGTCTCGGTGGCCAAGGCTGACCGGGACTACGAGCACCAGCAGCTGTTCACCAACGCTGGCAAGGTCGTGGCTGCCTACATCGACAAGGAGCACCTCTGGATGCCCAAGGACGTCGTGATACCGATCACTCCACTCGGAGCAGAGACCTACCCGGCTCTGGTGGTCATCAAGGCCTCCCAGATAGCCAACACCCCCACCAAGTTCAACCTCCAGGCCTGGTACGTCCAGCGGATGCTCAAGAGGCTGGGGTTCTACACAGGGGCTGTAGACGGCCTGTGGGGCTCTGTGAGCGCCAAGGCCATGAACGCCTTCGTGGTTGACGCCAAGCACACTGGCGGGCTCTCAGCGGCCAACCTCAAGCTGCTCAGTGCCAAGTCCCGGTTCTTCCTGGACGTGGTCTGATGGACCCGCTGGCCAAGGCCTTCGCCGCGGCACTGGTGGTGACCGCTCCTGGGACGTTCGCCTTCATGGTGAACTGGCTCAGGTCCCACCGGGACACCAGGCACAGGAGCAGGAAGTGGAAGAAGGCCCACAGGAAGCGCTGGAAGCGATGAGCTGGCTGCCCACTGTGGCCTTTACAGTGATCGTGGTGGTGATGGTGATGTTCCTCTGGAGGCACCGTGGCTGACGCACTGGCGTGGTTCCTGGTCTCCATCATGGTCGGCCTCATGGTCGGGGACATGGTGGGTGGTATCTGGTCGCACTACCTGAAACATCATGGGCATCGGCGCTGACCTCTGGCTGGCCTTCCTCGTGGGATGCTTGTACTGGCCCATGACGGGCCTTCGCATAACCTCAGAATGGAGCAGGTAATGACTCGGAACGGCTACTACGGCGTTGGTGGAGTGATCGTGGTCGTCATCATCGTGCTGATCTTCCTCAAGGTCTTCCACGTCATCTGATGGACGAGCAGCTCCTCATCAAGGGCCTCGCCTATCTCTCGTGCTCCTCACTGGTCTGTTCTGACCTCGGGATCGGGGACAGGTCCGAGACCTCCCAGGTTCTCAAGCGCGCCCAGGCCCACATGGAGTCCTGGCCCGAGGACAGGGAGGACGAGGTCACCGACCAGGGTGAGGCCATGATGGCAACGCTCGCCAACGACCTGTGGGAGCAGGGCGAGATGATGATCCGGGAGGCCCTGACTCTTGATGCACAGTGATACAAAGACTAGGTTTTGTATCATGGTGAATCAGACTGAACGAACCCACCCGGTGATTACTCGGGTCAAGCCCGCAGGACTGGCGAAGATCAACGAGCTTCGAGGTGAGTGGAGCATCAGCGAGTACGTCAGGCAGGCACTCGGCCTGGCTGTGAAGCAGGGCCTACGCGGTCCTCGGAAGGTTGACCTGTACCTATGACCACCCCTAGCCAGAACCTGCTGGCCTTCTTCGACTCAAGCCACTACGTCAACACCCGCCTGCAGCCCCTTGCCAAGATGTGCGAGCAGCTGGCCTGGAACATGGAGGACATCCTCCCGGACGGCCCAGAGAAGACCGCTGGCCTGAGGAAGCTCCTGGAGGCCAAGGACTGCTTCGTCAGGGCTGCCCTGACGATCTACCCCAACCCGAAGCCGGAGGACACAGATGTCCAGGAGTACGTCCCGGATACCCGGGAGGTCATCGGATTCAAGATCCCCCTGGCAGACCCCCGTGACGAGGACGTGATCGGGAGGGTGGAGTGATGACCGGTGTGACAGATGACCGCAACGACCCGGGCCTTGCCAAGGTCGACCCACAGACTGGACTACAGGAGACCTACCTAGTGCTCTCTGACGAGGAACGTACCAAAGACCTTGTCAGGCCTGTACGCCGTTCCTACCTGCACCTGAAGTGCGGTGGGGTGACCACGATGGGGCGCAAACTGGCTGAGACCTACGCGAGAGACCCGAAGTTCTACGACGGAACCTACTGTGCAACTTGTCGGTACCACTATCCAGTGGGTGAGAACGGTGAGTTCGTCTGGGAGGGAACAGACGAGAAGGTGGGAACCTAACTGAACCCCTTGGCCTTGGCCCATGTCTCCAGGGCCTTCACAGCCTTCCCGGCCTTGGTGTAGCGGGAGACGATCCCCTTGCGCCAGTCCTGTGTGGAGGCCCACAGGAGGACGTCAGGGTCGGGCACAGGGGCAGGAGCGGTGACAGGAACGAGCACAGTGGCGTCTCCCTGGCGGTTCAGCAGCATCTCCTTGGTGTCTGCCTCGCTCATGTAGAAGCGTCCTCTCAGACCCCAGGTCTCCCTCCAGTGGTTGGTGAAGCCCACACGTCCCCTGTTCGGGTCCCACTCGTCCACGCAGAGCTCGTGGCCACCCCTCTCGATGGAGGTGGGGGTGATCTTCACCAGCCCCTCTGGATCAGGGTCGTCGAAGGTGTCCATCCAGCCCATGCCCATGATGATGCGGTGCTTCTGGAGGGCTCCCATGAAGTCGTCCCAGGTGAAGATGTGGGAGTAGCCCGACAGCAGCCCCAGCTGCACCGCAGCCTTGCCTCCTGCTAGCCCTGAGGTGCCGGTGTCGACCTTGCCGATCTTGGTGTCGTACCAGCCGGGAAAGGGGTCGAGCTTGGTCGCCAATGAGTAGCCCGCTACTCCGTACTCGAAGGTGAAGATCCCGGGTGGAACGGTCATGAAGAAGGGATCCGAGCCCAGCACGTCCAGGATGGAGAAGAACACGCACGCGCCCACGCCGTCCTGGTCCAGGATGCCGATGTTGGACTCGTGCTTGACAGGGCCGTAGGTGAGCCCTCTAGGCGCTGTGAACGCGTACGCCCTGCTCTTGGGGTCGTGTTCCAGCCTGCGTCCGAGTGTTCCTGGCATTTCTCTCCTCAGTGTCTTGGGCCAAGGCCTCTGCGTGGGCCATCACCTGGTCGTAGCCCGACTGGGCCAGTGCGCGGATCTTCATGCCGTAGTCCCGAGGCTCCCAGGGCTTGCCCTTGAACATCAGCTCCATCAGGAAGTGGATGTCGGAGTGGGCGTTGCAGCAGATCTGGACCTTGTTCGAGGCCACGTTCTTGCCCCCGTACCCGAGCGGGAAGACGTGATGGATCTCGTAGGAGACCTTGGACTCGTGGACGTGGCACACGAACCCGGTGTTACTCCTGGCCACGGTGGCACTCACAGACGCAGGGGGCGTGACAGGTCTTGCAGGTCAGCCGGCAGTCGGCGTGGTTGCCGTGGAAGCAGTAGGTCGAGAGGTAGACGTGGTCCTCCATGGCTTTCATCCTAAGGTCGCGTGGACCCCGATGAGAGGATTGGCCTGTGAGTATCGACCAGTCCAACTACGCCCAGATGGTGGACGTCACCCAGGAGGGTGAGGTCAAGCAGCTGCCTGTCGGCGGGATGTTCGACGAGATGGGCGGGACCGGGCTCAAGCGCTCTGCGGGGGTCATCGACGAGGAGTTCATGCCCGCCCTCCGGGGCACCAAGGGCGTCGCGGTCTTCCGGGAGATGTCGCTCAACGACTACACCGTGGGCTCGTTGCTGTTCACGATCGAGATGCTGCTGCGCCAGATCGACTGGACGGTGACCGGGGACGACACCTCACCGGAGCAGTCAGAGGCTGTGCAGTTCGTGGAGGAGTGCATGGACGACATGTCCCACTCCTGGAACGACATGATCGCCGAGATCCTCTCGATGCTCACCTACGGGTGGGCCTGGCACGAAATCGTCTACAAGAAGCGGGTAGGGCCCTGGGAGACCGACCCCAAGAAGCGCTCCAAGTTCACCGATGGCCGGATCGGGTGGCGCAAGATGCCCATCCGGGCCCAGGAGACGCTGTTCCGGTGGATCTTCGACGTCGACGGCGGCATCAAGGGGCTCGTGCAGATCCCTCCCCCGGACTACACCCAGCGCACCTTGAGCATCGAGAAGGGCCTGCTGTTCCGCACCGGGATCCACAAGGGCAACCCCGAGGGCCGGTCAATCCTTCGGAACGCGTACCGCCCGTGGTACTTCAAGAAGCGCCTGGAGGAGTTCGAGGCGATCGGGGTCGAGCGTGATCTTGCGGGCCTTCCATTCGCCAAGATCCCCAGCCGGCTGATGGACCCGAACGCCTCCCCTGCTGAGAAGCAGATGTACGCAGCGTTCAAGAAGCTCGTGGCCAACGTCCGGCGGGACGAGCACGAAGGGGTAGTGATTCCCAGCGACGTCGACGCCGAATCCAAGGCCCCCAAGTACGACTTCCAGCTCCTCGCCTCCGGGGGCAGCCGCACCTTCGACACCAACGCGCTGATCGGCCGCTACGAGCTGGCCATCCTCTCGACCGTTCTGGCCGACTTCCTCAAGCTGGGTCACGAGGGTCAGGGCTCCTACGCCATGCACGTGGACAAGACCGGCATCTTCCGGGCTGCTCTCAACACCATAGCCACTGCCATCGCCGACGTCTTCAACCGCTACGCGATCCCGAGGCTGTTCGCGGCCAACTCCTGGAAGCTGGACAAGCTCCCCAAGATCGAGCCCTCCAACGTCGACCCGCCCAACCTGGCCGAGCTGGGCCAGTTCATGACGTCCATGGCGGGCCTGGGGATGACCTTCTTCCCCGACCCCGACCTCGAGAAGTACCTGCGTGACACCGCGCACCTCCCCGCCCTCTCAGAGGAGCAGGAGGAGATGCACCGGATGATGAGCGAGCAGGCCAACGCGATGGAGTTCATGGGGGCCAAGCAGAAGGCCGAGATGGTGGGCCAGGGGATGACCCCCGAACAGGCCCAGATGCAGTCGGAGATGCCCACCCCGGAGATGCAGGCCCAGGATCCCCAGGCCCAGGCGACCAACCAGAAGATGCAGATGGACCAGGCGGCCTCTGAGCAGAAGATGGCCCAGGAGGCACAGTCCCACTCACTGCAGCAGGCCACCCAGGCCCAGGGGCTGGAGCAGGCCACCAAGGAGACCGACCTCAAGGCCAAGCAGGGCGAGGCCGAGCTGGCGACCGAGATGAAGCGGATGCAGATGGAGCTCGACGCCATGAAGGCCAAGATGGGCCTGGAGGCAGAGGGTTCCAAGCAGACCCTGGACGCCAAGGCCAAGGGCTCCGCGCTCGACCTCAAGGCCAAGGAGGCGAGCACCAAGGCCGACCTGGACGCCAAGAGGCGGGGCAACGTGATCGACCTGAAGGCCAAGCAGGCCCAGGCGAAGCTGCGTCCACAGCCGGCCGCAGGAAGGTCCAAGGGACGCGGAAGGGTGAGCAAGAACGGCAATCTCGGGCCTTCCAACGGCTGGGGCTGGCCGAACGATGACAACCCGTTCCGTAGGTCCTGATGCCCTGGGAGCGCACCGGCAGCGGCTACAAGACCGCCAAGGGCGGCTTCGTCCGTAATCCTGGTCAGTACGAGACCCTTAGGTCCAAGGGGATGTCCAAGAGACGTGCGGCCATGATCTCCAACTCGGTGGGCAAGTCCTACATCGGCGGCAAGTTCGTCCGGGCGGTGGACCTGACCGCCGAGCAGCGCAAGGTCCTGGGCGCAGGCAAGTACATCCTTTACCGCGGCCGCAACAAGCATGTCAGCAGAGGTCTTGAGAGGTTCGGACCGAACAACCAATGGAGGCAGTCTCGAGGAGCCAGCGGCAACCGGGGCACCCACCTCAACGAGTACAGGGCAGGGTGGAGCGCTACCAAGAACGTCGTCGCAGCGCCAGGGAACATGGGTGGTGCTCGCCGGAACAAGCAGGCGTACCGCCGGCTTGAGCAGGTCAACGGGGAGACCAACACCGCTGCCTTCACCATCCGTACCGGGTCCAAGAGCACAGGCAAGTCCCACGTCTTCTACAACCGGAAGCGGATGCAGGAGGCCGAGAGTCATAAGCCCGGCTACCTGGCTGCCGTAGCTCCACACGAGCACGCCCATGCCGCTCCCAAGAGGTCCGGCTACCGGCTCTTCCAGGTCATCCAGGACCCTGCCACGCTGGGACGCGAGGAGGCCAGGGCGGACTTCATCGCCTCAGGTGGGAAGCCGGTCAGGGGGCTGAAACGCACGTCCTTCTACGCCCACAACGCCCTGCGGGATCGACAGGCGTCCAAGTACAAGTACGTGAAGGACGTCGGGGGCAAGCAGGGCGAGTTCGGTGCGTCCTACATCGCGCACACCCGGATGCTGCACAACAAGATCAGCAAGCCAAAGAAGGTGTCCAAGGCGTTCGGCGGGGTCAAGCGGGTGGCAGGAGCCTTCGCCAGGAAGCCCACAGCAGAGGCCGCGACCTTCGTGGACAACCGGGTGGCTCAGGTTGCTCCCGGGATCACCAGGGCCGCTGCACCGCCGAAGAACGCCACCCAGTCACTGGTCAGCGACACGTTGGCCCACATCAACCGGGTCAAGGCCAGCCCTCCTGCTGCTGTCCCCTTCGCCCCGCACAAGCCCAAGACCATCGGGTCACTGGGGGCCGAGTGGCATCCCAAGCCACAGGCAGCCGCTGCGTCCGGGGCTCTCAGCTTCAAGGGCCACAAGGCGCCTCCGCTGACCAAGCCCGCACCAGCGAAGGCAAAGCCTGTTCAGGCACCCCCACCCGCTGCTCCTCGGCTCTCCCGTGTTGGTGCCCAGCGGAGCAGGTCGGGGTTCCAGGGGTTCACCCGGAGGCCCAGGGTTGTTCCTGCGGCCCCCAGTGCCCCTCCCAGGGCCGCTCCTGCAGTCACCAGGCCACCTAGTGCCCAGCCGGTGAGCACACCGACCCAGGCTCCGCGTGGCAACGGCCGGCGCAACGCCGGCATTGCAGCAGCCGGTGCAGGTGCGGTAGGTCTTACCGGAGCAGCGGTCTACTCGAGGAGGAAAAAGGTGGACGGCGTATCAAAGGCGTTCTCCCTACGCGGGGTCGCCCCGCGCCGGATGGGGGTCAACGTCGGCCAGCATGCCGGTGTGAACACACCACGCAGGGCCGGTGGCTTGTCGAGCATGTTCCAGCGGGGCAGTGCGCCGAAGCGCGCCATGCAGGCAGGCTCGCGGGAGATGGGTGTCGCTGCCAGCCCTCGTCGGCTGATGGGTCCAGGTGCCGCCCCAGGTGGCGGCATCAACCCCCGCGGGACTGGACGCCCTGCCAGTGCTGTGGGCCGTCCAGGACTGGCTGCTGCTCCCTCGGTGGCCGCCGGTGGTCCTGCCGCGGCCGCACCCAAGGTGGGAGGCATCGCCCGTCCGGTCGGTTCCGGCAGCAGGCCGGCGCCGAAGACCGGCGGGATGGCCCGGCCCTACGCCCCGGTGCCCAAGCCTCCGGTGACCACTCCCAAGCTGCCAGGGGCTGCTGCAGCGCGTCCGTACGCGCCTGTCCCTGTCGCTCCGAGGACCAGCAACCGGAACCGTAACCTTGCCCTGGGAGCAGGCGCTGTGGGTGCTGGCGGGCTCGGCATGGCCGGTGGTGCTCTCGGGCAGCGCAAGGTCCGCAAGTCCTTCTCGCCCAACCAGGCACGAGACGAAAGGGGCAGGTTCATGCCCATGGTGCAGATGCTCCAGGTCAACGACTTCGAGCAGACCGAGGACAACGTCGAGAAGAAGTTCGACCGGACCGACAAGATCATCGCCGGACTGTCAGCAGTCGGGTTGGCCGGTGCCGGGGCTGCCGCCTACAAGGGCAACAAGGAGGCCAAGCGTCTGGGTGGCACGAAGGGACTCACCACCAAGGAGAAGATCTTCGGTGTCCGGGGCAAGGTTGCCCAGTGGGCCGGTACCGAGAAGCCCAAAGGTTGGAAGCCCTCGGACCGGGTGCACAAGTCTCTGCGGGTCACAGGGGCACGTCGGCTCCCGGGGTACAAGCCACATCCTGACGACGTGGAGGAAGCGGTCGCCCTGGCACGCAAGCAGTTCCCCGGTCGCAAGACGACCAAGAAGGAGGTCCTGGAGGAGCTTCAACCCTCTGGTGGTCTGGGTGGTGTAGCAGGTAGGGGCTTCGGGGCAAGGTCGAACCGCATCTCCAAGGGCTCTCCCGACATGGCCGACGTCCACATCGAGGGTGTGCTGCGTCCGGTCGGCAAGATGCGTCGTGCCCGGGTGGAGAAGGGCATGGTCGTGGTGGGCAAGGCCGACGAGCCCCGCAAGCCCGGCCAGTGGAACGCCAACCAGCGTGCTGGCGCTGCTGGACTGGTGAGCACGTTGGCCGGTGGTGCCATTCCCCTCGGGGTAGGGATCGGCGCTGGCAGTGCTGCGCGCAAGGGCAAGCGGTTCAAGACCGGCGGCAACGCCTTCGTCCGCACCGGCGCGGAGGGCGGCGTCGGGGGTGCTGTGGGAGCAGGTGCGGGTATGTTGACCCGCAACCGTATGGCTACGAAGATCGGCGCAGCTCTCGGTGGAGGTGTCGGGACCGTCCACGGTGCCAATCGGTCGATCGCCAACTCACGTCGCAAGGGATACCTGAGGAGCGGTTTCTAGGCCATGACCCAGCCCAAGGTCGTGATCCACGGGAAGTTCGAGGACGGAGACCTCCCCGCCCAGGGGACGCTGACGTTCTCCGACTTCGCCTTCTCCACCGACACGGTGGAGAACGTCATCCACGTCCCCCACACGGAGAAGGCCTACCTCGACCAGAACGGTGAGTTCTGGGTGGAGCTGCCCCTGAACGTGGGCATCAACTCCACCCCCACGCCCCGCCGGTACTCCGTGGACATCGCCGTCTCGGGGTTCGCCGACTCCTGGGAGTTCGTGCTCGACCCGACTTCCCTGCAGGTCGAGCTCTCCTCCCTGATGCCGGTCAACGCCCCGCCGGTGATCCCCTACCAGTACGTCTCCTCGCTGATGGGCATGACGGGCCCGATCACCTACTCCGACTTCATTGAGCGCGTCCCACAGCTGGCCCCGGACGCCGGCAAGAGCGCCTACGAGCTCTGGGTGGACCAGGGCAACACCGGGTCGTTCTCCGACTTCCTGGACGACATCTCAGGCCCTCCTGGGATCATGGGGCCGCGCGGTGCCCAGGGAGACATAGGCACCGAGGGCCCACGGGGGCTGAGAGGCCCGGCTGGACCCCAGGGCAGGCCCTTCCACCTCGACGCCATCGTGATGACCGAGTCGGCTCTCAGTGGCGGTGGAGGGGTGCTCACCGACGACGAGCAGACCGTCCTGATGCCCAAGTGGAGCATCGTCGCCGTCTTGGAGAACCAGTCCTTCTACCACTTCGACGGGGTCGAGTGGCGCAACCTCGGCTCCTACAAGGGCGCGCAGGGGGAGCCGGGCAACACCCCGACCGCGGCCGACCTCGGGCTCGGGACCTTCGTGGGCCTCACCCCGGCCACGATGCCCATCCCCGGCTCGGTGCAGATCGCCCTGAACACCCTGGCGGCCAACGTGGGCCAGGTGCAGAGTGTCAACGGCCAGGTCGGTGAGGTGGAGATCGGCGCGGACGACGTGGGTCTCGGCAACGTCGCCAACCTGGCTCCCTCCCAGATGCCCGTCTCGGCCGACACCCAGGCGGCCCTGAACGCCCTGAGCGTCCTGCTGGGGGGCAAGGAGCCCCTGCTGCCCTCGGGCGGCACGGTGACCACCTTCCTGCGCGGGGACAAGTCCTGGCGCACCCTGATCCCCGCTGACGTGGGTCTGGGGCAGGTGCGGAACTTCGCCTCGATGAACGTGCTGGGCTCGGTGAGCCTGGACGCCGTGACCTCCACCGGCACCTACCACCAGCCCTTTGACACGGTCGCCTCCACCGACCTGGGCTACCCGGTGAACAGGGCGGGCTTCCTGGTGGTGGTGGCCAACAACGACGGCACCAAGATGGTCGCCCAGAGCTACACCACCTACGGCTACGCGGGGTCGGAGTCCCGGGTCTATCTGCGCGCGATCTACGCCACCAACTCCTGGGGCCCCTGGCGGCAGGTCTACACCTCATCGGGTGCTGACCCCTTCACGGCGCAGTCCTACCGGGGCACCTCGGGTGGAGGGGTGTCAGCCTCCGGTGTGGTGCATGCGCGGTCCTTCGTGGCCAGTGCGGGCATCTCGGCTTTTGACCTGGACTCCGCAGCAGGGGTGACGGTGTCCTACCCGCTGGCCCCGGTGGTCGGCACCCTGCCGGACGCCTTCCCACAGGGGTACTCGGTCTGGCGCCTGCAGGCCGGTGCAGCCGGCAGCCCCACCGGCTACCCGGTTCTCTCGGGCACACTGGAGAGCTACCGCAACACCTTCTACCCCAGGCAGCGCCTCACAGCAGTCGACGGCACGGTCTACACCAGGACCTTCTCGGGAACCTGGTCGCCCTGGAAGGTCAGCGACAACCTCCAGTTCCTGGCCGGTCAGGTGGCCATCCTGCCCTCTGCCATCGACGTCCCCACCTCGGTGGTGGTCAACCTTCCGGCTGGGAGGTTCAGCGTCCCGCCTGTTACCGTCGTCTCGGCCAACTCCTCGGTGCCCGACCGGATCCACGTCAGCACCCAGCTCGCCACGGTGGACTCCTTCACCGTCACCATGACCCGGTCGTCCGTGGCCAACACCTTCATCAACTGGCTGGCCGTAGGAGTCTGACATGGGTCGTCTGGTCGAGAGACTGAGATGGCTTGCATCCAAGCCACTGCTGTTCGGGCACTGGATTGTGGAGAAGATCGACGACTCCAGGATCAAGGCGTGTCCGGTCACCCGGGCCCTGATCCGGCTCATCTCCTCGGCGACCTTCGTCTACGCGATGGCGATCATGGTCGGTGGTGAGAAGCGCTGGTCCCAGGTCACCTACTCGGTCCTCAACCAGTTTCCTGGTTCTCCGTACAGCTGGGCCTCGATCCTGATGACCACGACGGTGATGGTGATGGCCGGGTCGCTGCTGGCCTCGCACGACCACTCCTGGGGCCAGTGGCTGAAAGACGCCGGGTTCTTCCTCGGGTGCCTGTGGTGGATCACCTTCGGGCTCTGCGTGGCCAGCGCGGTCACCCCCACCAACTCGGTGCCCTTCTCCACTGCGGTATTCCCGTTGCTGCCTATCGTCGTCTACGTCTGTCTGGGCATGGTCGACGAGCGCAACTCCTTCGACGACGAGGAGATCTTCGCCAGGCCCTACCACTCACACCCCGCGTAGGAGCCGCCATGATCCAGAAACACTCCATCCCCTCGCCCAACCCTGTCGCGTTCGGGATGAGCGTTCTGCTGATGGTGGCGTTGGTACAGATAGCCAGGGGCCAGGGTGACGTGCCGGTCTCTCTCCAGGAGATGCCTACCACCGGGATCGTCGCGCTCTACGGGATGGCACTGGGCTGCCTGATGGTCATCGGGGGCAGCGCGTTCCAGGTCCCGTCGCGCTTCCTCTCGCTCCGCACCAGGATCAACGGCTTCTGGGTGGAGTTCTTCGGCAGTGTGCTGGTCGGCTTCGGTACGGTGGCCTACTGGCTGGCGATCTACCTGGTCAACCCGGTGCAGGGCACCCTTGCGGGGTTCTCCAGCGCCTGTCTCACACTCATGTTCTGTGGTCGGGGGATCCAGATCATCCGTCTCGTCCTCCGAGTGGGGAGGGAGGCGGATGCTCTCCGGGCGAAGGAGTCCCTCGAGTGAACACGCAGCTGGTCTACAACGTGATCCTGGCGGTCGTCGGGACCACGTGGTTCGGCAGTGCCTTGATGTTCTTCCTGACCCGGAGGCGCTTCCGCGCCGACGTCCGGAAGGTGGAGGCCACCATCACCACCGACGAGGCCAACACCGCACGGATCATCACCGAGACCTCCTCCGGGCTGCTCAAGGACGTCAACGCCCAGTTGGCGGCCCAGGCCAACCGGATCGCCAGCCTGGAGCAGTCCCGGGTCGCCACCATCGCCTTCATGCGCCGGCAGGGGATGGCCCTGCGGCAGATGCGGGACATCGTTCTCGTGCTCAACAAGGAGCTCGAGAAGGTCGACGGGAAGTCCCATCCGGTGCCCGACATCGACGAGATCCTCAACACCGACATCACTAGCCTGTGATGGGAGAATCCTGGTATGGCGTTCAACGAACACTGCGCTCAGCGCGTCTACGACATCGTCTCCAAGATGGACGACGACGAGGCCCAGATGTTCGGCCTCCTGGTGGCCCACGACGTGTGGTCGCGTGACGTCCGGGCCAACGAGCGGTACCTCCGCCGGCTGAAGGACTCCTACGATGCCGAGGTCACGGACACGGTTGCCAAGGCCCTCCTCGAGCACCTGGACGAGGGCGGCGACCCTGAGGCTGCTGTGGCGGTCGCAGCGGCTGTGGCAGTCGCGAAGGACGACGACGACTGGTGGAAGTTCCAGGAGCGCGACAAGCAGGGTCGCTTCGGCCGGATGACCGGTGCCCAGTACCGGGCCAACCTGAAGGCGATCAAGGCCAGTGCCAAGCTGACCCAGGCTGAGCGCAAGGCGCAGCTGAAGGACGCCAGGTCCGGACGGGCCAACTACCTCAGCGGCTCGGGGCTCTACGTCGACGTCAAGGGAGGCGGTCAGGGAGTCGTCCGAGGTACCCAGAGGTTCGAGCAGGACTGGAACCGCCCACCGGACGAGGAGTCCAACGCCACCACCACCTTCAACCGGCTGAAGACCGGCGGCCAGACGGTGCAGGCCATCGGCGCCGCCACGGGCAGCCAGAAGCTAGCCATCGCGGGTGCGGTGGGCAACTACGCCGGTCAGTTCGGCCCGGAGGCCGAGAAGGTCGTCGGGCCCTCCATCCGGCGGACCGCCTACCGCTACCGGGGGACAGAGCGTCGTCCCGACGCTGCCTACGTGCAGATCGCCCAGGCCAACCTCAACGAGGTCAAGCGTGAGGGGCAGCCGGTCACTGCGGAGCAGAAAGCCTTCGCGGCCGAGACCGCGGCGATCCGGTACTTCCTCGGTGACGACCCGACGGCTGGCAAGCGGGGCGGTGGCTCACGCATCCCCAGTGCGAAGCTCTCCGGGCTGCACCGCGCCTCGGGCCGGATCACCCCCTCCGAGGGCATCATGATCGACGCCAACGGCAACATCGCCCACCAGGCGGTCGGCTACGGCGAGGACCACTACCTGCCCTTCAACCTCAAGAACCTCTCCGCGCTCAAGGGCGGCTCCTACATCCGGACGCGCGAGAGCGGCGGTCTGACCACCGAGGACATCTACACCGGTCTGGTGGCCGGTGCGCGCTCGATGACGGTGGTGAGCAACTCCGGGGTCTTCACAGTGGACTACGCCGACGACCTGCGCGGAGGCAGGCGCTACAACGACAAGGCCCGGCAGATGGTCAGCCGCTACGGCCAGACCCTGGACGCGATCCAGTCCGAGAAGGTGGCCAACCCGGAGCGCGGCCTGTCCTCGCGGGAGAGGGCGAAGATCCAGGTCGAGACCGAGCAGAAGATCAACGAGGACCCGATCCTGCGGTCCTTCCCCGACGACCAGAAGAAGTCCTGGGTCAAGGAGGCGATCCAGCGCGCCGAGTCCACCACCCAGCTGTCCGAGGACGAGATCGCCGAGATCGACCGGAAGTCCAAGGAGCAGGGCAAGACCAAGTCCGACCAGGACATCTTGTTCCGTCAGCTGTACGACGAGAAGATCGACGCGGTCAGCCGCCGGCACTACCGGTTGGACGGTGAGGGTTACGCCACCTCGATGGAGGCGCTGCGCGAGCAGTTCCCCTACTACATCTCCAACATCAGCTACCGCACGGTCAAGAGCAACGACTCGCTGGCTCCCGACAGGTTCAACCGGGCCACCGACAAGGGCTACGTCAAGCCGCGGTTCAACCGGCCCGAGGGAGCCCAGTCGGGCTACTACGACGACACCATCACCGGCAGGGGCAAGACCAGCGCCGACCGGACGGACTACCAGAACTGGCGGGTCCGGGCCAAGCGCGGGGGAGATGTTGCGGCTGTTGCGGATGTTGCGGCAACCACGGGTGCCCCCAACAGCATGAAGGCCACCCAGGACAAGTTCGCGGCCGAGGCCAAGGAGAAGGCCGGCGACCCGTTGATGAACAACGCCATCATCTCCGACGCCGACTCCCTCAAGGCCACCCACGAGGCCTCCCGCGAGGCCAAGGCCGGTGGCATCGGGATGCAGTACGAGGGTGTGCACGAGTGGTTCAACGCCGACGACTCCGAGCGGCACGCCATCATGGCCGACCCGGCCCGCAGGGCGAAGCTCAAGGCCGACATCACCAAGGTGAAGCGGGACTACGCCAAGGAGTTCGGTTCCTCCGCGCCGCAGAACATCGAGTTTGCCGAGAAGAAGGCGAAGACCGCCATGATGAGCGACGAGGTCCTCGCGGCCGAGAAGGCCCCGGACACCCCGCTGCGGATCACCGACGAGCAGTTCGAGCAGGCGGCTCAGACCGACCACATCCGCAACCTCACCCAGCAGGAGGACCACGACCTGCAGGCGATCAGCCAGGACCTGCGTACCCAGCGCGCCCTCACGGCGAAGGCGGGCAACGACAAGGAGACCACGTCGCTCACCCAGCAGATCACCGCGCTGGAGTACGCCCGCGCCCTCAAGGCCCGCACCACCGAGGTGCCGACCGACGTCTACGCCGAGATCGCCCAGCGCACCAGCCCGACCAAGGGCACGCTCACCCCGGTGCCGAAGGTCTCGTCGAGGGCCACGCTCACGTCCACCCAGGCCACTGAGCAGGTCCGCCGGCTGCACAACCAGCACCGGCTCGGGCTGATCGACGCCAACGAGTTCGAGCGGAGCGTCAGAGAGGTCATCGAGGACTCCGACATGGACGATAACGAGAAGCAGGTTGAGTACCGCCGTGCTACCGGGAACATCATGCGGTGAGCGTCCCCGCCTTTGACCAGGAGCCACTGACGCCCCAGGAGGCCTACCAGGTCGACTACGTCATCCGAGGGGCACAGGGGGGCTCCACGCTGGCTGTGGCGGCCGCACTGGGCGGGGCCTTCCTGGTGTACCGGGCGTACATGCGGAGACGCCTGCGGGAGCGCATGGGCTCGCTGGAGGGCACCACGCCCGAGGAGGTGATGCGCGAGACCAACCAGGTGTTCTCCACCTTCATGCCCACCTGGACGGCGATGGCCGCACCTGCTCTCTTGCAGGGCTACCTGTCCGGGGTGGCCGAGACGGAGTTCGGGCTGGACGAGGCGTTCCTGTCCGAGCTGGCCGATAACTACGCCTACTCCCTCGGGATGCACATCAACCAGGTCTCCGGCGACGCTCTCGTGCGCGGGTACGCGGCCCAGGTGAACCGGAAGGTCCCGGCCAAGGTCGCCCTGGGCAACGTGATCGACGCGGTCGGGGTGACCAACTCCCACATGCGGACTCTGAACGTGATGCTCTCGGGCAAGGAGGACGCCAAGCTCAGCGAGACCCTGATCCCCTCGGTCAAGAAGGCCAGGGCACAGCGCCAGGTGATGGCCGCCCTCAACCAGCGCGCCGAGGTGATCGGCGACTCGGAGTCCTGGAACGCCAAGCAGCAGGGCAAGCAGATCGCCTGGTTGTACGCCCAGCGTCAGGGGTTCATCCCCTCCACCGCTACCCGGGAGTGGATCACCGCCGACGACGAGCGGGTCTGCCCGTCCTGCGGCCCGCTGCACAAGGTGGAGCTGCCGGTCGCCGAGCAGTTCGACATCCCGAACGTCGGCAAGTTCTGGTCCCCGCCCGTGCACCCGAGGTGCCGCTGCGACGTGCGTCTCAAGGTCGGCCTGGGGCAGATCATCGCCAACAACGTGGTCTTCGGGCAGTTCGGCCGGCAGTGGCTCAAGCCCGACGACGTCGAGGAGGTCGGAAAGTCCGACAACCCCCACGACAACGACTGGGACACCCAGCCGAGACAGAAGACCGGCAGGTTCGGCGCGCGTCCTGAGGTTCGTTTCAAGGAGGCTGACGTCGACCTCGATGCGGCCATCGCCCAGGCCACCCAGGCGGCGCAGATCGAGGACGCGGTACCCAAGGGTCCGATCCTCGGGCGAACGGTGCTGGGAAAGCCAGGGGTGATAGGCGAGACGACACTGGGCAAGCCTCCGGTGCTCGGCCAGGTCGTCCTCGGCAAGCCTCCTGTCCTCGGCGGGTCCAAGCTCGAGTCGCAGGGTCTGCAGGCCCAGCGGATGAAGTCTCACGCCCTGCAGGGCCGCAAGCTGGACAAGAGCAAGCTGGACCATGCCAGGCGGATGGCCCGGGCCGAGATGGACGGCCGGATCATGGCACTGCCCGGGGACATCTCGGGCACGGTGGTGGACGACGAGGTCAAGGCACCCGAACCCGACTACTCCGACCTGGTGCCCACTCCGGAACCCATGTTCGCCGTTGCCGATCCGCGTTGGGTTATTCGTGGACCAAACACCGACTCGCGTTCAATCAACGCTTCCAACGGTATGTACCGGCTGGACGGAGCCGAGGTGATAGGCGGGGTGGACAAGCTCCAGGCCAAGATCGAGGAGCTCGAGGCCGAAGCTGACGACGAGTACCTGGAGTACCTCTTTGACAGTAATGAGGCGAGCTACTTCGACAACGAAACCGGTTGGGAGAGTCCCGTCCCCGAGCACGTCTACGCCGCAGCTATGGAGTGGGTTCGGGCCCAGGAACAGACAAACATGGCGGTGGCGGACTTCACGGTCGAGCTTGATGCGTACGGGCCGCTGTGGACCAAGGACGGCACGCCGGTGGAGGGAGGGTACAACCATCCTGACTACGAGGCCCTCTACGAGAACGGGGATATTGAGTTTGACCTGGTTGACAGCCAGTACGTGCAGATCTCTGACATCGCGGACAAACTGAGTCTTTGGGAGCACGTCAGCGATACTCAGCCCCGGATCATCCAGCTGGACAAGGTCAGGGGCAACGACGTCGACTACGACCCTGACGGTGCTCCTTATGCCCAGGTGAGCGATAGCTACAAGATGGACGGGATGTCCACGGTCACCATCAACGGGAGGCACTATGTGACCGCCCGACTCGAACCGGCCTGGCTGGACGAAGGCGGGAGAATGTAGCCATGGACGTACTGGAGGCTCTGCGCGCGCACGGTGAGGCTGGGGCGGCTGTCGTGGACCTGCTCTACGGCGAGGGTGCGGAGGAGGTTGTCAAGGCTCTCAGTGAGGACCGCAAGCGGAAGATCGCCACCGCCTCCAACGTGGTCGGGATCGGCGCTGGGCTGGCTGCCATCCCCGGTGCCACCCGCGACTTCCGGAACGCCGCGAAGACTGCCAGGGGTGCCAGTGACAAACCGGTCGGCGTCCTGAAGCCGGTGGGCAAGATCCGGGGCAACATCCGCGGTGGTCTCAAGGCCACCAAGAACTTCCTGGGCAAGCCGAAGACCGCGCTGGCACTGGCCGGCGGCGGTCTGGCCCTGCAGGCGGGGAACGTCGGCGGGGACTTCGTGACCAACCAGGTCCTCCGCGCCGACCAGAAGAAGTCGGGCGTCTCCAAGGGGCTGACCGACATCGAGTGGACCGGCGAGTTCTCCAAGATGGACACCGACAAGCGCCAGGTGTTCGGGTGGGCCTCGGTCACCGCGGTCGACGGCGTCCCGGTGACCGACCTCCAGGAGGACGAGATCGACCTCGAGGAGATCGAGAAGGCCGCCTACTCCTACGTGGCCAAGTCCCGGGTCGGCGGCAACATGCACAAGAAGACCATCGACGGCTCCCCGGTGCACGTCTCCGACATGATCGAGTCCTTCGTGGTCACCCCGGAGAAGAAGCAGACGCTGCACCTGGGCAACGACACCCCGGAAGGGTGGTGGGTCGGCTTCCAGGTCAACGACGACGAGACCTGGGACGCGGCCAAGAACGGCGAGCTGGTGGGCTTCTCGATCCACGGAACGGGAAAGAGGCGTGACGGCTGATGCCCATGGTGAAGCTGGTGTTCGTCCCGGAGACGACGAACAAGCCGACCAGGCAGTCCCACAACATCGTGGCGCTGCCCAAGATCGAGCCTCTGCAGGGCAAGGGGAAGCCCCAGTTCGGGCGCAACGGCAAGCCGGTCAGCAACGTCTCCGATGCGCTGTTCGGGCGCGGGGGAGGCGTCCACACCGACGTGATCCGCAAGGCCCTGAGCAGGGAGCAGAAGGTGGGCGTGGGAGCCGCCGGCGTGGTAGGTGCCGGGCTGGCAGCAGGTTCGGTCGGACGAGCGGTCAGATACGGCGGCCAGGCGCGCAACGCCTTCCGGGTGGCCCAGGGTTTTAGTCATGGCCCCGCCCACCAGGCCGGGGCCACCCTCAAGCAGTACGGCGCACATCGCAGGAAGATGGCTCTCCGCAACGTGGGTGCGGCGACAGTGGCGGGCGGGCTCCTGGCTGGCGGTACGGCCGCCACGATGTCCAGTGCCAACGCAGCGAACCAGCGCCGCACCGGTGTGGCCAAGATGAGTGACGCGGAGCTTCGCCACCGCAAGCGCGTCCAGGCCGGGATCAGCATCGGCACCTCCACCCTCGGTCTCTCCGCGCTGGGGTCAAAGGCCGGGGCCGGTGTGCTCCGCAAGCTCAACAAGGCCCCGGGTGCGGCCCATCGGCTGGACAAGGCAACCACCAACCTGCTCACCAGCGGTGCAGGACTGGGTGGGGTCGGTGGGTTCAACTTCGCCTCGGTGCAGCGCCAGGAGGCCAGGAAGCGGACGCCGGTGGTAAAGGCTTACGACCCCGAGCGCAACCGGGAACGCAGGGCCAGGCAGGAGGCCAAGGTGGCAGGAGTCGTCGGAGGTGCAGCGTCCGGCGGTGCGCTAGCGGCTGGAGGTCTCGCAGCACGACGTGGGTTTCAACGCCGGGACGAGACCACCCGGATAGGTAGTCCGGTGGAGCTCGAACAGGAGGTTCTCCCCGGTGGCGGCAAGACCCGACTGGACCCGAGGGGGCGAGTTCACCACGGGCCTGCTCGGAAGTTCCGGACGGCGAACTTCGGGGAGAAGATGTCCTCGGCGACCAAGGTCAAAGGGCTCAAGGCCAGCCAGGTGAGGGCGGGCAAGGTCGGTGTCGGACTGGCCGCGCTGGGCGTCGGCGGGCTGGTTGCGTCGGACCGGATCGCCTCCTACTCCCGGGGGAAGGGGCGGAAGTACTCACCCCGGTTCAAGCGGGACTGAACGGGTTGCAGGCTAAGACAGAATTGTGGGTGAGGAACATGCCAAAGCTCAGTGATCTGAACATCGACGAGGTCAGCCTCGTGCGCAAGGGCGCCAACCAACATGCCCGGGTGGCAATCGCGAAGTCAGCAGGAGGAGAAGTGGACGAGGAGTACTTCGACCAGGAAGGAAACGCGGTCGACGTCGAGGAGCTCGAGCATGGCGACATCGTCTTCGACTCTGACGGTGAGGCCTACCAGTACGACGAGCCTGGTGACGATGACGACGAGGTCGAGAAGGCCCTGTACGTCGGTGGCCGCGAGGTCACCAGCCGGGTCGGACGTGCCGCTGGCAAGGCGTACATCGGAGCCGGCCGCAAGGCCAAGTCCGCCAACAAGTTCCGGATCCAGACAGGTGCGATTGCCGGGCAGGCAGCCCGCAGGGGCGCCAAGCGTGTATCCAGCGCTGCCGGTACGGGTGCCGGGTTCGTCGCCGGCAACGCCAAGCGTGGTGCAGGGGCAGTGGCGGGAGCCGCACGTAGCACCGGCACGGCAGCCGGGAACGCGGGCAACGCCATGGGCGGGGCGATCCGCGGGGCCGCGGCGCAGACCGAGGGCTTCCTGCGCACCGAGAACAACGCCTTCAACACCCGCGGCCGGATCGGCGCCCTCGGTGCCGGTGGTGTGCTCGCCGGTGCCGGTGGCGGCTACGCGGCAGGCAGCAACGGCCGGGTCCGCAAGAGCGCGTCCGACGACCTCCGGGAGGAGCTCTCCAAGGCACTCACCGACGACGACCGGGACGAGGTGATCGCGAAGGCCTTCGGGTACGTCGAACAGGCCGAGCAGGTCGCCCAGGAGGCCTGGGAGATCGCCGAGGAGGAGCGGGAGAACCGCCGGGCTGCGGAGTTCTACGAGGTGGCCAAGTCCTACGACATGGTCCCGGTGGATACCGAGGACCTCGCGATCGCCATGATGCACATGGCCGACCTGCTGCCCGAGGAGGACGTGCAGGTCATCGCCAAGGCCCTGGGCTTTGCGGCCGACGTGGCCGACGAGCTCTACGAGGAGCAGGGCAACGTGGGCGGTGGCGACAACTCCGACGTGATGGAGCAGCTGCAGACGTTCGCGCGCAACCGGGTCGCCAAGTCCGGTGAGGGCTCAGCCGAGCAGTACCTGGTCGATGCCCTCAACCATGACCCAGCGGTGTACGACCAGTACCTCGCGGACAACAGCCGCTGACCGGCGAAGGAGGATAGAACACCATGGCTTACGACGAAGCGTGGCGGGCGGTCACTTTCAACGCTGACTCCTCGCTCGCCGGGTACACGGGTGTTCCTGGCGTGCCAGGATCAGTTAGCCCGAACTACGGCAAGGCGCTCTACAGGTTTGTGAAGGTCGTGGGCAAGCGCCTGGTGGGTCGAACCACCGGTGTTGCCGACCGCAACAAGACCGTGGGCATCTGTCAGAGCAAACCACAGGTGACCGGTGAGGCCGCTACCATCGCGATCCGGGGCGAGTCCCTGGTGTTCGCGGGCGGTGTCATCGCGGCCGGTGACATGGTCACCTCAGACGCCACTGGACGAGCTGTGACCACTGCGGTGGTGGCGGACCATCTTGGCCTCGCTGTCGAAGACGCATCCGGAGCCGACGTGCTCACCACCGTGCTGCTTCGGTGCAACTGAGAGGAGATGACCAATGCCTCGTCCTGACATGGCAGATGTCCATATCAACACCCCGCTGACCAACGTCAGCATCGCCTACATCCAGAACGCCTCCAACTTCATCGCCACCAAGGTCTTTCCCAAGCTCCCGGTGGACAAGAGGTCGGACCTGTACTGGAAGTACTCCAAGAGCGACTGGCGGCGTACCGACGTCCAGCGTCGTGCTCCCAGCACCGAGTCTCCGGGCACGGGCTGGAACACCTCGATGGACCAGTACTTCTGCCACGTCTACGCAGTGCACAAGGACATCGACGACCAGCTCCGGGCGAACGCGGACTCGGTCTTCCGGCTGGACAGCGATGCCACTGCCTTCGTGACGAACCAGATGCTCATCAAGCGCGACCTGGACTGGACCGCCTCGTTCTTCAAGACCGGGGTATGGGGCACGGACAAGGCGCTGCTGGCGACCGATGCCAACCCGGAGAACATCCGCTGGGACCGGGCCACCTCGGACCCGATCGGTCTGTTCGGCACGCTGCAGCTCGCCTTCATCCAGCAGACGGGCTTCAAGGCCAACACCGCCGTGTGCGGTGCCAACGTCCTGAAGGCGCTGAAGAACCACCCGGCCATCATCGACCGGATCAAGTACACCCAGAAGGGCATCGTGACGACCGACCTGATCGCCACCCTGCTCGACGTCGACCGGGTGTTCGCGGCCTACGCCACCTACTCCACCGGACCCACCATCCCTGATGCGGTGGCCCAGGACGCAGCGGCGACCAACACCTTCATCGCGGACCCCAACTCGGTGCTGTTGTGCTACTCCCCGGCCAGCCCGTCTCTGATGAGCCCGGCCGCTGGGTACACCTTCACCTGGAAGGGCTACCTCGGAGGGAACGCGCAGGGGATCCGGATGACCCGGTTCCGCATGCCGGCCATCCGGTCGGACCGCATCGAGGCCGAGATGACCTACGACATGCACGTGATCTCCCCGGACTGCGGTGTGTTCCTGACGAGTGTTGTCGGCTGAGCCGATACTGGGAAGCAAGACAAGCCTTGAGGGCGTTCGGTCATACAGGCTGGGCGCCCTCTTGCATGAGGAGGACAGATGGCCCTCGGGGACGTCAAGTACATCGTGGCCCGCGGTTTCCAGTCGCACCTGGGCTGGCACGTGATGGGAGAGCTAGCGCCCAAGGAGGCTGCCGAGTGGCACAACGTCATGTCCATCGTCGCCGCCGGCTACCTCATCCCCTACACCTACGAGACCGGCTACGACCGGCTACCGCCCCACGTCTTCTCTGCAGTGGTGACGCTGCAGGAGGCCAAGGGCCTGATCGCGAAGGGAGACGCTCCGATGGCACTGGACTGGGAACCGGCCCCTGAGCTGGTCGAGGCACAGCAGGTGATCGAGGCCGAGAAGGCCTCGGCAGAGCGCAACCGGGAGGAGGCCCAGGAGCGCGCGGTCAAGCAGATCGCCGAGCTGCGCAACAACGAGGTCGACCCCCGTCCGGTGCTGGTACCGGACAAGACTGTCCTGGTGGACGCCAAGCGGCGCGAGGCCGAGAAGGCCGCAGGGTCGGACCGCCGCGAGGAGTACGAGGACTGGAACAAGGACCGGCTGGTCGAGGAGATCAACCTCCGCAACGAGGAGGACGACACGACCGACCGGATGCCGGTGGGCGGCACCAAGGGCGACCTGGTGCAGCGGCTCGTCGAGTACGACCTCACCAGTGCGCGGACGCAGCGCAAGGCCGCTCGGAAGACGTCCGAGCCGAAGAAGAAGGAGACGGACAGTGACCGAGAAGAAGCAGTCAAAGAAGGCTGAGGACCAGGAGAGCACCGGCCCGGGCACCGAGAGGAACGCCGAGGCCGAGCGTCGCAGAGACCTGGTCACCGGCGAGGAGGTACCCACCGACGACGTGGTCCTGGAGGAGGTGCCGCCGGAGGAGAACCCGGCCTTCACCGAGTCCACCCTGCGCCAGAGCGACGCCGGGATCGTTGACGACGCCGACCGCGAGGCGGCCGAGAACACCGAGGACCCAGGCCCCAACGAGGCCGTGCTGGCCAAGGAGGAGGCCGACGCCGAGAAGGCCGAGGAGGCCCGCGCGGAAGCCAAGCGGCGCAACGAGGAAGACGACGAGAAGCGGGCCGCAGAGGACTCGTGACTACGGATGAGCGGGGCTGACATCGCGCTGGTGATCAGCCTCGTCCTCATCGACGTAGTCGTCGTAGGTAGCCTGCTGGTGATCGGTCTGACCCTGAGGAGGAGAAGGTGACGTTCAGCTACCTGGACCCGAGCACCAACTTCCGGGACGGCCTGCGGCTGCTGTGCGGGGACACGACGCCCTCCCAGGTGCTCCTGCAGGACGAGGAGTACGACTTCGTCCGGGTCCAGTGGCCCGACGAGAGAAGCCCCTACATCCTGGCCTCCTACGCCTGCGAGATGATCGCGGCCAAGTTCGCCCGTGAGATCAACATCTCGGCGGACTCCCAGACGGTGGGAGCGGACGTCCTGCAGCAGAAGTACCTCACCCTCGCAGAGCGGCTCCGCACCATCGCAAAGACGGCTCACCCAGGCGAGGTCTATGTGGGTGGCATGGACTCCTGGGTGAGCTACGACCCATCGGTGGCGCCGCTAGCCTTCGGCACCCAGATGCACGACAACCCGGCCGCCGGCCAGCAGGACTACGGCGACAACCGGCAGCTGTTCGGCGACCCGCTGGTGGACTACGGACGATGACACTCGCAGACGACTCACCGATCTTCATGCGGGTCTCGCCCTACTCGCAGGCCTACATCCAGAACAAGGCCCAGGAGCTGATGAACTCCCGGGTCAAGATCTTCACCCCGGACCTGGGCGGCGGCACCTACGACCCCGTCACCGGCGACGTGACACCCGGGGAGGGGACCTTCAAGTACGAGGGTCCCGCGCGCATCTGGGAGGTCCCCGGTGGCCAGAACATCGTCATCGGTGAGGAGGAGGTCACGGTCACCCAGACCTACCTCTCCATCCCCTACTGGGTAATGCCGCTGCCGGAGATGGACGACGTCATCGCCGTGCTCGAGTCCGACGACCCGGACCTGGTGGGCCGGACGGTCATCATCCAGAACACCATCCGGGGCGGCGGGCTGCGGGCCTCACGGAGGTTCCAGGTCCAGGTCAGCGACTCGAAGAAGTCAGAGTGGTAGATGAGCTTCGACCTCGACTACTCACAGGTGTCCGACCTGTCCCGCCGGCTGAGGCTGGCGCAGACCCTCGCGCCCAAGCGGATGGACATCTGGCTGCACGAGGTGGTCGGCCCCAAGCTCAAGACCGCCATGCAGGACGCGGCCCCGGTGGACACCGGAAACCTCAAGTCCAAGATCATCCTGATCACCGAGCCGGGGAAGATCCGGGTGGGCACCCACGGCGTCCCCTACACCAAGTACGTGGTGGAGGGCACCGCCCCGCACGACATCGTCCCCAAGACCTCCTCGGTGCTGGTGTTCAAGGTGGGCGGGAAGACGGTGTACGCGAAAAAGGTCCGCCACCCAGGCACCAAGCCCAATCCCTTCATGAAGGTCAGCGTCGAGCGGGTCATCGCGGAGTCCAAGTCCTCCCTGCACGGCATGGTGTTCAGCCTGAGGTCCGGTGGCTAGCGCGCCCGCCCGCGGGGACCTGTCCCGCTGGCTGAAGAACCTGCTGACCTCCAAAGGGCTGCTGGTGGAGCTGCTCAAGGCCCCCGCTGCCGGAGGCTGGGATAACGACCCGGGACAGCCGTCGAGCAAGTTCAAGCAGTACGTCACCTTGCTCCCGCTGGACGCCAGCGCCCCCACCGGGTCGATGGAGGACCCCGCGGAGATGTGGGCCTTCCCCTACATCCTGGCCTCGACCGGCGTGAACCACGATCAGGTCGAGGGTCAGGCAGACAAGGCCCGTAGGATTGTCAATGAGATCGGGCGTGTGAATGTCACTCTCGGTGGTGAGGTCTGGCGGGTCTACGACGCGAGGATCAACTCCATCGGTGGGGTGGACATCACCCGGGCGATCGACCCGAATGAGTACACCCAGCGTGACGTGGTCATGGTTCGGATCAGTAAGGAGAGACCGTAGATGCCCAGCAAGAAAGCAGAGGCGCCGGAGCAGAAGCGCTCCGTTGACCGACAGGGCTACGTCACCATCGAGAAGGGTGGCGTCCAGGCCAAGATCGTCCCGAGCTCCTTCGCGGTGTGGGAGAAGAAGGGCTGGACGGAAGTATCCGGCGAGGCCGACCCGGCGAAGCTCGTCCCGAGCGACCTGTCGAAGCCTGTCGACGAAGACGAGAGCCAGGAGGGCTGATTCGTGTCCAAGCTGATTCCGAATGAGAACACCTGGCTCGGGTTCTCGTTGGCATGTCTGGACCTGGCCGAGCCACTCCTGTCCGAGGTGACCGGGGCCGTCAACCTGACGAAGCTCCTGATGAGCATCAACGCCTCGACCACCGGCAACACGGTGCCCACCCCGACCCTGGACACCAAGTTCGAGACCTCCATCCCAGGCACGGTGACCGCCGCCTTCTCGGCGGACTTCTACCGCGACGACGAGAACGACCTCGCCTGGGAGACCCTCCCCCGCAACACTAAGGGGTTCTTCTTCCTCTGCCGCTTCGGTGGCAGCGGCCCGTTGAACCGCCCCAACACCGGGGACCCGCTGGAGGTATGGCCGGTCATGGTCACCTCCCGCTCCAACAGCAACAACACCAACAACGCGGTGATGACCTTCACGGCCACCTGCTCCATCCCGGTCGAGCCGGTAGAGGACGCGGTAGTCGCTGCGGCGTAGCCTGAGACCAACCTATCCACCCAATAGGAAGGGCTCCTGTGCCTGCCTTGAAGCTCCAGTCCGAGGAGAGCCTGGCCGATGCCGCGGTGTCGGCCAAGGACGCTTTCCTGAAGAAGACCCGCCGGATCGACCGGCCGAAGATCACCCTCGGTGACCAGACCTACACCCTGGAGATCCACGCGCTCACGAACAAAGAGCTGAACACCCTCATCGACGAGCACCCGGCGCGCAAGAACAACGACGAGGACAAGCCCTACGGCTACAACCGGACCACGCTGCCCCCTGCGCTGTTCGCGATGAGCGTCAAGGACCCGCAGATGACCCGCGAGGAGTGGGAGCAGGTCTGGATCTCCCCGGAGTGGTCCCCCGGTGAGCTGAGCCACCTCCTCGACCTGGTGATGTCCACCTCGACCCGGGGCTTCGACGTCCCTTTTGGCGCGAGAAGCTAAGGAGCGACCCGGAGTTCAACATGGAGATGGCGTGGTGCACCGACAAGGGCATCCCGCACTCGGTGCTGTTGGACTGGGACTCCGAAGACCGGGCCAAGCTCCACGCCTACCTGCTGGAGGAGTCGCTGCGCTGTGTGATGTGCGGCACCCAGCCCTGGGAGTGGGACCCGGAGCAGGGGGGCTCGCGGAGGGCCTACATCCCGGTCGAGCTGTTCTGTCCCGGCTGTTATGCCAAGCAGACGACTGCTGACGGCAACGACGCCCCGAAGGGCACCACGATCCAACTGGTTCCCCACTCCGAGACAATAGTGGAGGAGCAGAGACAGCGGTACCTCAAGGAGCAACGACGGAAGGCCGAGGGTGGACGAGGACTACACAGTAGGCCTGAGAGCCGACACCCGTAGCTACGAGTCGTCCATCAGTGGTGCTGCCAGCATCACCAACACTCTCACCGCCTCTCTCGTACGGCTCGGTCAGACCCTCGGGTCGGTAGCCCAGCGGGCGGACCGCCGGCTCACCTTGATCTCGGCGGCCGAGGCTGCCACCATCGTCGGCGTCACGGTGGCCGCGGCCCGGCTGGACCAGCAGATGTCCCAGCTGCAGGCCCGCCAGGTGATGTTGGACCGGGGCACCAACAACTACCTCAAGACGGTCAACCAGCTGCGCACCGGGCTCGGGCTGACCTCGCAGGAGAGCATCGGCCTGGTCACCCAGCTGAACCGGCTCAACGTGCCCTTCAGCCAGCAGAAGACCTCGATCGAGAGCTACGTCCGGCTGGCCGCTGTCACCGGCGACTCCGTACAGGGGCTGGCCCAGGCCAACACCCAGTTCATGCGGACGATGGGCAACACCCAGCCGGTGGAGCGCTACTCCTCCATGGTGGCCAACCTGTCCGAGAAGTACGGCGCCGGTGCCCAGTCCACCCTGGACTTCGCAAACCAGATCGCTCCGCTGTCGAAGGTGATGGGCATGAACGCCCAGGAGATCACCGGGATCTCCGCTGCCTTCTCCAAGGCCGGGCAGGACGGCTCCGCAGCGGGCAACGTCTACACCAAGATCCTCTCCGACGTGAACCGAGCCATCCAGTACGGCTCCCCGGAGGTGCAGGTCTACTCCGACATGCTCGGCAAGAGCGTGGAGCAGTTCAAGGCCATGCCCAAGGCCGAGGTCGTCACGGCCATCTTCGAGTCCCTCAACAAGGAGGGCCCGCAGGCCATCAAGACCCTGGAGCGCCTCGGCCTGGAGGGGGTGCGCTCCCAGCGGGCCATCACCGCAGTGGTCCAGCAGGGCGGCCTGCGCCAGGGCATCGCCGACGCCAACGCTGGCTGGAACGACCCGGCCCGCTTCCGGGGTGCCTCCGACCAGGCCCTGAAGGGCATGAACGACCAGCTGGCCCGGGCGGGGGAGACCACCAAGGCTTTCGCGCAGGGAGTTGGTCAGACCTTCCTGCCGGCCGCCAACTCACTGGCCAAGGGCTTCAACGTCCTGCTCTCCCCGCTGCGGGTGCTGACCGACCTGTTCAACTCCGACTCAGGGCTGGCGGGGGCGGTCAAGACACTGCTCGCCTTCGGGGCTGGAGCGGCTGTTCTGGCCCCTCTGATCCCACGGCTGCTGATGGGGCTGGCCGGAGCCTCCCTGCTGCCCACACTGGCCCGCGGGAGCCTGGGACAGGGCTTCCTGCTCGGCCGCAACCCCAACATGGCCCTGGGTGCCAACCAGCGGTCGTTCATGGAGGGCGGGGGCACCGCTGGCACCCGCACGCTGTTCCGCGGCGGCATGGCCCTGGGCGGGATGCTCAACGTCGGTGGGCGGCGGGGTGACCTCTCCCAGCACCGGTTCGTCGACCCGGTCACCGGGCGGGTGCGCGAGCACAGGTCGCTGCCCGGCTACGCGGAGTCGATGGTCCGCCTGGGGCTGATGACCGAGGAGGACGCCGCCCGCAGCCTCAACCGCGAGGGCAGGGCACCGTACACCGGCGAGCTGACCGGGAGGGCGGCCAGCCTGGCAGCAGCGGGGCTGCCGGTCCCGGCGGGCGTGGCCAGGGACATCGAGAACGCCCGGCCGCGGGAGCGGCTCGGCACCCGCACGATCAACCGCGGAATCGGGTTCGCCGGCGACATGTTCCGGGCCCAGCTGAACCCGTGGACCAAGAGCTACCTGGACAAGTCGATGGAGGGCGGGCCGGACGCCGTCACCCAGGAGTCCCGCTGGCGCGACACCAAGCCGATCGCGAGCGTGCGGAGGTTCTTCAGCCAGGACGCCCTGGACGAGCAGGTCAAGGCGACCAAGGAGCACGCGGGCAACATCCGGTCCCAGACCAAGATGCTCACCGAGATGACGGCCGAGCAGCGCCGGGTCTACCGGGAGTCCCACTCCATCGTGCGGAACTTCGGCAAAGAGCTGCTGATGACCGCTGGGACGGGCGCCAGGGCCACCGCAGGGCTCGGGTACGGCGCGGCCCGGCTGGGTGCCACCGGGCTGATGAAGGCCGGTGGAGGGCTGCTGAACCTCGCCGGTGGCCCCGCCGGGGTAGCCCTCGCCGCCGGGCTGGGTGCCTACACCTTGAACAAGGAGAACCGGGCCAGTTGGGAGGAGGGCATCAGGGGACGCGAGGGCGACCAGTCCGCCGGTGCCGACTACCGCAACGCCCTGGGGCTCGGGGAGAAGTCGCTCAAGAGCTTCGCTGAAGTGGTCAACCAGACCAACGCGGCGCTGAAGACCTCGGTCTCCTCGGTCGGTGAGGCCATCACGATCTCTGCCGAGGACATCGCCAGGGCGTCCGGGCGGGTCAACCTGATCGTGGACAACAACATCAAGACCATGTCCGCGAACCAGGCGAAGATCTACGCCGGGGCCATCCTGCCCACCGCGGACCCGCGCGAGGCCCAGGCCCTCAAGCTCGACCTGATCGCCAGGTACGGCGGTGCCGAAGCCAAGAACATCCTGTCGGCCGGGATGGAGGGCGGCACCCAGAGCAACGCCTTCGGGATGATCGCCAACCAGCAACAGCAGTCCTGGGTGCCGAAGTGGCTCGGGACCTGGCAGGGGACGCAGACCCAGGCCACCAAGGACGCCGTGCAGATGGTGGCGGACACCAACAAGACCCAGATCGCGGCAGTGGAGCAACGCTCGGGTGCCTCGGGGGTGGGACAGCTCCAGCAGTCGAAGATGAACGAGTTCTTCGCAGCGGTGGACGACCGGGGACGCGCCGGCGGCAACGCCCGCGGCTACAGCCTCGGGGCGATGGGCTCCCAGACGTCCAAGGGCATGTACCAGAGCATGGCCCAGACCCTGGGGCTGGACGTCAACGACAACGCCTCCAAGGAGGCCGTGCAGCGGGTGCTGGACCGGCTGCGCAAGTCCGACACGACGGGGATGACCGACCCGCAGCGGCAGGCGCTGATCCAGCGGCTGCAGAACGAGGAGTTCGCCAACACCAGCATCGGCGCGCGCAGGGCCGAGATGATCGGGATGGGAGGCCAGTTCAGCGGGCTGGGGTACGAGGTCAAGGGGCTCTCGGAGGAGAAGCCCTTCCTGGCCATCCAGGGGATGGGCCTGGAGAACCTCCGCAAGACCTCGGTCGGGCGGACGGCCACCTCCTTCACCGGAGGGGGCACGGGCAGCAGCTTCAACGAGGCGCTGGCCAACGAGGGCAACCCGGACATCCAAGCCCACGCGGTGCGCGAGCTGCTGGACCGGACGATGACGGAGAACCAGGGCAACTGGGCCTTCATCAACGCCGCGATGGTGGACTTCAAGCAGAACGCCGGCGCTGCCTCCCAGCAGTCCTCCCAGCTCGCGGACGCGCTGATGGCGGCCGGTGCAGCGGCCCGGCAGTTCTCCAACAACATGGAGGGGCGGAACACCCTGCCCCAGCGCGCCCAGTCGGCACTGACCGACCTGGCGGACGCCCAGAACGCCTACCGGACCAACCCCAACGCACCGGGTGCCTACACCCGGGTCGAGGAGACCCGCAAGGGCGTGGAGGCCACCCTGGTCGAGGGCAAGGAGCGGATGGACTCCCTGGCCACCCAGATCCGCCAGGCCGAGGTGCAGCGCCGCCAGGGGATCGAGGCGATGGACCGCCAGCAGGCCAGGTCGCTGGAGAGCTACTACCGCCAGGCCGGGAACGCCGAGACCGACTTCGCCCGCTCGCGTGCGCGGAACACCGAGCAGTTCCAGCTCTCTCAGGCACGCGCGCAGGAGGACTTCACCCGGCAGCGCCGCAGGGGCGAGGCGGACTTCTTCAAGCAGCGCCGCCGCGGCGAGGAGGACTACAACCACCAGGTCGTCACGATGGCCAACGCGGCGGCCAAGAGCGTCTCCGACGTCTACGCCAGGATCAACGTGTCCAGGACGTGGAGCGCGCCCAACCTGCTGTCGAACATGGCCGACCAGCAGCGCAGGCTGGACGAGCAGCAGGCCAACCTGGCCCGCGCACGGCGGGCGGGCCTGTCCAACGCGGCCATCCAGCAGCTGGGGCTGAACGAGGCGGCCAACGCCCAGCAGCTCGAGCGGATGGTGCAGGACATGATCGACGACCCGCGGCTGGCTGCGCAGATGAACGCCGCGGTGAACAAGCGCCGCAAGACCGCCGGTGCCCTGATGAAGGACCCCGCCAACGAGCAGTGGACCGAGATGGAGCGCCAGCGCAAGCTCGGCCTGCGTCGGTCCCAGGAGGACTTCAACGAGGCCATGGACCGCCAGGCCGCGGACTTCCGCAGGTCGGTGTCTCGAGGGCGCAGGGACTTCTCCCGGCAGATGAGCCAGGCTGCCGAGGACTTCTCGATCATGCGGGAGCGCCAGCGCAAGGAGCTGGACATCTCCTTCCAGCAGATGCGCACGGACTTCAGGATCCAGCAGCGGATCAGCAAAGAGAACATGAGCACCTTCGCCAAGGACATCTCGCAGTCCTGGGCCGACGTCTACAAGGTCATCCACGCCAACACCACCGGTGAGACCCGCAGGCAGTTCGAGGAGATCAACCGGATCTTCGGCATCTACGACAAGGTCACCAAGGACCACAACAACACCCTGGTCGCCGACGTCACCGAGCCCTACCGGGCCCTCACCGCGGCCAAGCCGTTCCGGCTGACCAAGGGCGGGCCGCTGATGGCCATGGGCGGTCCAGAGAGTCCCTCGGACGTCGCACACGCCGCGGCCCTGGGAGGACCCGGTGGAGCCTCCGGGAACCCCGCCCAGGCCGATGGGGACACCTCCAAGAAGTGGAACCCGCTGGCCACGATGCACGTCAACACCCCCTACGGCAAGCGGGGCGCGTGGGCGGCCGGCTACCACACCGGCACGGACCTGCGGGGAACCACCGGGACGCCCATCCACGCCGTCGCCCCCGGCAGGGTGGTGTTCGTCGGCTGGGGAGGGGCCTACGGGAACTTCACCAAGCTCGACCACGGCAAGGACGGCGCGGGGCGCAACGTGCAGTCCTGGTACGCCCACCAGTCCGCCCAGAACGTCCGCCGCGGCGAGGTCGTGGACGGCGGCGAGCAGATCGGCAAGGTCGGCTACACCGGTCGCGTCTTCCCCAAGGGGCCCGGAGGCTCCCACCTGCACCTGGAGATCCGGCTCAACGGCCGCGACGTCAACCCGATGTCCTGGCTGCGCGGGTCCTCGGGGGTGTCGGGTGCCGGTGGCACTGACGTCGGCGACCCCACCCAGATGCCCGACTGGTCGAAGATGAAGGGGGTCAAGGCGCACGCCGACTGGCTGGACGCCCTGGGCATGTTCGACCAGGGCTGGGCGAGCAAGAAGACCCTCCCGGCACTGCTGTCCGCCAGGTTCGCTGCCGACCTGGAGAAGGCCGGGCTCACCCCAGGCACCTCCAGCACACCGGGCAACCTCTCCAAGGGGGTCAGCGGGACCAACCAGGAGATCGGCCGGCAGATGATGCTCCGGATGGGCTGGGCGGCCAACCAGTGGCCCTCCCTGAAGGCGCTGTGGACCGGTGAGTCCAACTGGGACGAGCACGCCTACAACCGCTCCTCCGGGGCCACCGGCATCCCCCAGGCCCTGCCGGGGTCCAAGATGCGCTCCGCTGGTGCGGACTGGCGCACCAACGCCGCCACCCAGATCGAGTGGGGGCTGGGCTACATCAAGGACCGCTACGGCTCGCCCTCCAAGGCCTACTCCACCTGGAACAACCGGCACCCGCACTGGTACGCCCAGGGCACCGAGTCCGCCCAGACCGGCTGGGGCGTGGTCGGCGAGAATGGTCCCGAGCTGCGCTACTTCAGGGGCGGGGAGCGGGTCCGCAACAACACCCAGCTGATGCAGACGGTGCTGTCCTCCAAGGCGCACGAGGTGGTCACCCCGTCCTCGACCGTGACCAACAACAACCGCTACGACCACTCGGTCACCTACACAGGTGAGATCAAGGTGGAGGCCAACGACCCGCTCGACTTCGAGCGGAAGCTGGAGAACAGGAACCGGCTGCGGAGCCTGACCACGCCGAGGAGGAGCAGATGAGGTACGACTACCAGGGCGGACCGGCCCGCCTCGCCAACGACTTCGCGCTGGCCCTGGACGTAGAGGTCTCCTACGCGGGCCTGTGGCACAGCCTCAACGACCACTTCAACTACCGGATGGGCACCGAGGGGTTCGGGGTCGCCGAGCAGACCAGGCGCCGCAAGAGCGTCTCCAACGACTTCTTCGAGGGCGACTTCGAGGTGCGCTCGGTGCGTGCCAGCGTGAAGCGGACCCTGGACGTCTGGGTGTACGGCGCCGACCAGGTAGAGGTCCAGGAGAACATCGCCAGGCTCGTGGACGAGGACAGCGGGTGGTTCTCCCAGGACGCCTACAACGTCCGGGTGCGCCTGAACGAGTACGCCGAGACCTGGCTCTGCGACTCCGCTGACTACTCGGTGGACGGGTCCCACATCTTCCTGCACAACTGCATGGCCCGGGTGCGGCTGACCTTCTCGACCGCGCCCAAGGTCTCCAAGGAGATCCTGCTGTGAGCGCCGGCGGGATCACCCAGGCCGGGATCGGCTACCTGCTGGACCTGCTCCGCAACGCCGTGGCACCGGCGCCCACCTACTACGTCGCCCTGGTGGCCCAGCTGCCGCCGGGGTTCACCATCGGCGGGGAGGAGCTCGACGAGCCGGACTTCGCCGAGTACGCCCGCGCGGAGATAGTCAACGACTCCGCGTCCTGGGAGATCACCGACAATGTGATGTCCAACACCGGCGAGGTCACCTTCCCCACCGCCGGTGCGGAGTGGGGCCAGGTGAGCTACTGGGCGATCTGCGACCAGCCCCAGTCTCTGGGAGGATCGGTGCTGTGGTGCGGGCAGTTCTCCGAGCCGCTGTGGGTCGAGGACGGACAGCAGGTCTACCTCAACCCCGGCGAGCTCGGGCTGCCCATCTCGGGCAACCAGTGGCTGATGAGGTAGCAGATGAGCGTCACCCCGTACGGCTTCGCCTCCGCGCAGGTGCGCTCCTTCGCACCGGTCGAGGACGACGGCGTCATCCCCCAGTCGGTCGTCGCCGTGGCCACCGAGGACTTCGTGCTGCTGGACGGCCAGCCGGTCGTGCCGGCCGTCTGGGCCGAGGCGGTGGGGGAGGTCACTGCGGAGGGCCTGTACTACGTGGAGCGTCCCTCCATCCTCGACATCCACTCCGACGCCATGGTGCGCTTCGTGGCGACCGAGGAGACCTTCGACACCGTCTCCTACGTCTGGAGCCCGCTGGCCTCTGAGATGGTCAGCAGGTACCAGCTGGACGGGTCCCCGCTGAGCGCCCCCGTCCTGGGGGAGAGCCGCTACCAGATCGGCCGGGAGATCTTCACCCCGGGCCACCTGGACTTCGCCGGGGCGGTGCTGACGAGCGACTTCAACGACGGCTTCGACGACGCCTTCTCCTTCACCATCGCGATGGCCCTCAACCTGTCCGACACCGGCTACAACCTCGTCACCTTCCTGGACGGCTCCTTCGTCTCGGTGGTCGACGGCGGGCTGCTGGCAGAGGTGGACGGGCACCGCTTCGGCGTCGACATCCCCCAGGGCCCCGCGGCCGCCACCCCGTTGTATGTCGTGCTGGACGTCACACCCCCCGTAGCGACCCTGATCGGTGCCACCGGCCCGGCCAAGATCTTCCGGGGGTCGTCCGCGGTGAGCGCGCGGACCACGTCCTTCGTCTTCACCCTGACCGGGGAGATGGAGCTGTTCAGCCTGGACGTCTGGGGCGACGAGAAGCCCGGGGTGGCCGAGATCGTGGCCCGCTACGCCTCCGTGCTGGGTGCCTCGTGAGGGCACCGGGAGCGACCAAGCACTACGGGGGCAAGGGCTACTTCCGGGTCCGGGTCAAGCACCCCTCGGGCAGGTGGCGCGACATCACCATGTTCCGGAGCAAGCCGGTCCTGGTGACCTCCTACTCCTCGGCCGACCCCTTCGGGGACACCTCGGCGGTGCTGACCTTCCCGCAGGTCACCGCCTTCGAGCGGCCGGGCTCGGGCGACCTGTGGTGGCTGGTGCCCTGGGCGGGCGTGGAGATCGTCTGGTACGACCTGGTGGACGGGGTCTCGATCCCCTCCGACTGGGTCTGGGAGGGCAACATCGTCTCCGAGGAGATCAGCAGCGACTACTCGGTGCAGTGCAAGGGCGCGCTCTACATGAGCGACAACTTCCAGGCCGCGCCCTTCTACCCCCAGTACCCGGTCCCCTACGAGAAGCTGATCGTGATGGCGCTGGACCCGGTCACCCACCCGTCGCTTAGGAACAAGCCCTGCAAGGTGGTCTGGCCGGAGGGGTGGAACGTGCGGGTGCCGGCCTTCGACGAGCCCTCCTACCTGTGGTTCCTGCGGCCCTGGGGCGTCGCCAAGGGCGAGCGCTGGTCGAGCCTGACGACACGCTCCACGGGCTCGTGGGAGCCGGTGCTGACCGGCTTCGTGCAGACCCTGCTGTCGACGATGTACACCCCCGAGGGCGACCAGTGGACGCTGCTGAAGGAGCGCGGGAGGGTGCCGGTCCTGCGGGTTCGGAACCCGGTCCGGGCCCCTCAGGCGGACACCCTGACGGTCTACCACGGCGCACCCGGGGTGACGGTGAGCCTCAGCCGCGACTTCAACCAGAGCGCGAACGTGATCTACGGGTCCGGAACCGACCTCGCGGGGAGCACGTTCTCCGGGGCCCAGGTCTCCACGGACGGCGAGAGCACCTACTACGAGCCCTTCGCGGCCCTCCCCCAGGTGCACCCGGCAAGCGGTGCCAACCCCCGGCTGGTCTCGACCATGACCCGCAAGGAGTCCCGGCTCACCTTCCCCTCCGGGATCGACGAGCTTGCGGCCAGGGACATCTCGACCACCCAGATCCGGCGCTTCGCCGACCCGGGCTACACCGGCACGGTGACGCTGGAGAGCGACCCGTTCTCCGATGGCGAGCCCTTCAACCGGATGCTCGTCACCGCCGGCGTCTCGCTGCTGGTGAAGAACCTGCGGGGCGACGACGTGCTGTTCCACGTCTCGTCGGTGGAGGTGTCCCCGATGGACGGCACGGCCTCCCTCACGGTCGACACCAAGTTCCGGGACGCCGTCAGCGTGGCCGAGGTGCGCGCGCGTACGCGGGACGCCCTGGACCCCGTCTACGCCCTGCAGGTGGGCAAGGCCTCCACCACGGTGCCCGACCTGCTCAAGCCCTGGTCCTACTCCGCTGGGTCGGGTGTGATCCCCTCCGGGTCGAGCCTGGACGCCACCCCGCTGTTCAAACAGATGCCGCCGACCACCGCGTTCCCCTGGACGGAGTGGACCCGGAGGTTCCCGCCGAAGAAGTACCCGAAGTACTACGTCAAGGTCTCCCGCAAGGGACCCAAGGCCTCCGACCGCTGGCAAGACAACGGCTACAAGCCGACCGCCAAGCGCTCGATCGCGGTTCCCGTCAAGGCCTCCCAGACCGGGGAGGTCAGGCTGACCCAGATCGCGGCCTACGACGCGGACGGCAACCAGGTCAAGGTGCGCTTCCACGTCGGGGTCTACTTCAACTCCGGCGTCACCACCAACGACATGCCGATGATTCCCAAGGGGGCCAAGGGCCTCCCCTACGCCGCGTCCGACCGCTACCCGTTCTTCCCCGAGGCCTTCGAGACCCACAAGCCCAACGGGGAGGAGCAGGACAACCCGGCTGTGCTGCTGCCCCAGGGGGCCGAGATGGTGGTGGGCTGGGGGAACGTGAACGACCCGGCCGGCTACTCACCCGGTCTGTTCTCCTCCGGTGGGGCGAAGACCGGCAGGCTGGTCGACGAGACCGGGTGGTCCTTCGACACCTCCGGCTACGGGGACTTCGACAAGTACTCGGTCAAGAACAACGCCAAGAACAAGTCGGCCGGAATGCTCTACATGATGGTGTTCTGTGACGATACGGCCGAGGATGTGTACTTCCTGGGCAGACTTTTCAGGAAGGAGCCTGGGACGTGAGCTTCTCCGACTACCTCGTGGAGAAGTGGCTGGGGGACTTCTCGACCTGTTTCGTGGCGCTGCACTACGACGACCCGAGGACCGCCGGCGCCTACGCCTCGGAGGTGTGGGGCGGGGCGTACGCGCGCTGCAGGGCCACCTTCTCCCTGCCCGGCAACCGGGTCACCTGGAACTCCACGGTGCTGCACTTCGCCGGTCTCCCCGGCACCCTCATCACCCACCTGGCGATCTGGGACGTGGAGGTGAACGGGAACTTCATGGCCTCCGGGGTGGTCCCCAACGGCCCCGTCCGGGTCGCTCCGGGCGGACGGTACGACCTCGGGGTCAACCAGTTCGCGGTCAGCATCCGGTCTTGATTCTGGGCAAAAAAAAAGGCCAGAGGCCCGCCCCCGAAGGGGCGGGCCAGAGGCTCATTTGTAGGGACCGAACGAGCGGACGCGTGTGGGTTGACCGATGACCCCGTTGTCGTACAGGTCGATGATCTCCCCGCGGATCTTCTTGTTCGTCTGCTCGGCCACCAGACGTTCCAGGTCGGCCTTCATCTCCGGGGACGAACGGTAGACGATCTGCTGCGGTGGAGGGGGCTCGTACTTGTACTTGAGCACCTTGACGCACAGATACAACACGCTCCAGGTCAGGTTCACCAGGAACCCTGCAGCACCGACGACCTCGGCAGTGGACATCATCTCCGGGATCATGGGCGCCTCCGAACATAGAGGACTGTCCCGATGACGTACCCGATGATGCCAGCAGCGGCGACAAGGGAGATGATGAGGAGGACCTGGTTCATGACGCTCATGGGTGGTCCTGAGGGTGCTTGTGCGCCCACGGGACGATCAGCCAAGTCGTCACGTACTTTCCGGTGGGGAAGGCTTTGTCGCCCGGAACGAACTCGCGGATGACGTACTTTTGCATCCCGGTCTTGTGATGACGGATGCCGACCAGTCGTCCCCAACGCTCAGCAGGCTCACACCCGGCCCCGAGGGTCACACCCAGCTCCACCTGGTCACCTGACTCTGGGGCGACATCGCGCCCGCAGATGCAGACAGTCATGGTTGGCTCCTCGGCTTTCGGTAGGGCGATTTAAGCCAGCTTGGTTGGGGGTCACCGCGGTAGACCCCAGTTGCTTCCGAGAGACCGACCGTGTGTCCCTCACGCCATGCCTCGTAGCGCAGCCTTCGGAACTTACGGTCTTGGAGGAGGATGACTGCTGTCGCAAGGACTACGACCAGGAGAACGATGAAGCCTGCGAGGACGTAAGCAGCCCACGTGGTCATTCCTGGCCCTTCGCGATCTCGTCGGATGAGGGTAACGTTTGCCGATCCCTGACCTTGACAGTGATCTGAAACATGTCGTCTGGGTCGATGCTCCACCGGCACTCGATGATCTCGCCCACGGCCGTCCCGTAGGCCGTACGCCAGATCAGTTGATCTCCCACCCGAACACCAGGCGAAGACCAACAGAAGCCACGCAAGAGGCCGTCCTGGCCTTGCTTAATGCTGAGGTCGTGACCCCAGTATTTGCGGGTGTAGTCGACAGTTCTCGTCATGCCGTCCCCCCCGACCTTACGGTGCTCGGCCATGATCGCGGCCGGGTCGAGCGGCTCAGAGGTAGACATACTCCACCCCGATGCCGCTGACCTTGTTCCCGTCCTTGTCGATCTCCGTTCCGGTGACGGAGATCCTTCGTCCTGAGGCGGGGTGGCGGTGCCAGCCCTTGGGCTCTCCCTCCCCGTCCCAGGCCTCGAGCGCGGCATGAGCAGCCTCGGTGGAGTGGTAGCACCAGCGGTCGGTGAAGCTGTAGTCGTCCCCGATGTCCCCGGTGATGATCGCCGCCGTGAACAGCATCGGCGACACCAGGGCGTACCTGTCACCGGGGAGGATCTTGGGTCCCTCGTAGTGGCACTTCTCGGCGAAGTCGGTGAGCCACTCCTCGGGGGTGGTTGTCAGTTCGGTCATGTCTGTCCTAGCTCGGCCTCCTCGGCCGTGGTCAGGGGCTCGTGCCCGGCGTTTTTCGCTTTGGCGACGTCGAAGGTGATCCGGGTGGAGAAGCGCATCCGCTGTCCCCACCACCTGTTCATCTCGGCGACGTCTTCCTTGGAGGAGACCGTCCTGATGATGGTCTCGTTTCCTCGGTGGACGGCGTTGCCGGAAAGGTTGTGCGAGCCCTGGTAGATGCTCGCACGTCCCTTCCCGTACAACGTCCCGTCGACCCAGAAGGTCTTGTCGTGAAGGTAGATCCCCAACCTCGGGTCCTTAGGCGTCCAGTGACCGTCCCAGGTCGGTAGACGGGCCGCGGTGACCAGGTAGCGCACGATCCGCGGAGAAGTGTCCCCCGCGTTGTTGACCGCTACTTGGACGATGCAGCCGGCATCCCTAAGAGCTTTCAGCTGGACCGCTACGGCCTTGCGCGCATCACTCCAGAAGAAGACCGCGACCCGGATGAGAGTACGTCCCCCGACGCCGTATCCGGGCTTGGCCTTGCAGCTGACATGTTTCAGAGCGTTGACCCATGGGTCCGGCTTCCCCGAGGTTGGGAAGTACTGCATCTGCAGGTTGCCGCACGAGACACCAGGGAAGTTGCGTCTCGTCCTGTCAGCCTGCAGAGCTTTGTGGAAGGCCACCAGCGAGCGGTACATGCACTCACCTGCGAACACCTGGGTGGAGTTCCAGGAACCGGCGTTGGTGCTGCCGGTGAAGTGCTGGGTACCGACTGCGCCCACCATGCGGTAGTAGCCACCGCCCGGCTTGGCGACGCTGGAGGCCGTCCAGATCTTGGCGTGCATCACCCCCGATGAGTCGGAGGTGAAGCAGGAGCCCTCGCAGACCCGCACGTAGGACTTCGCACGGGTGTTGGTGCCGAGGGTCTTGATGAGGGCATTGATCTTCCCGCTCGGCGGGATACGCCTCTGCATCACCCCCTGGACGTGGACCCCGCGGCGGTAGGTCCGCTGCAGGGCGGCCAGGACATCCTGGTCGGCCCCGACGTAGGCGGACGACGGCTTGGCGGGGTCCCTGCCCAGGTCCAGGTTGGGGATGACGAACCGGAAGACCGACCCCCGAGGCATCGCGTCGAGGACCCCGATGGTCGTCCGGATGTAGACGTACTGCTGGGCCAGCGAGCCGCCGGCCCCCTTGGGGGTGTTGGTCATCAGACCGAACTTCACCCTGTAAGGCGCTGGAAGCCTCTTAGAGGCCTCGGCCTGCGTTCTGGGGTGTACCACTGGGGTGGCCTCTGAAAGCCTCAGAGGGCCCAACGTCAGCCCGGAGAGCAGGACTGTGGCGATCACGAGGTACAGCTGGAACCGCTTCATCTTGGATCCTTAGGTTGGAGTGGTCCCCCGAGGTTGCACAGCGTAGGGCTACGACGCCAGCCGCTCCTGGATGGCCTTCTCCTCCTTGAGCCGCCTCAGACAGACCTTGCAGTCGACCGAGGCCGGGTCGAAGGTGGAGACCTGGTCCAGCTCCAGACCGCACAGCGACAGGTGGTACGGCTCGAACCTGCCCTTGGTGCGCAGCTCGCCGGCGTGCTTCTTGCCTCCGCGGGAGAGCAGGAACCTGGTCTCAGGCATCGACCACCTCGTTGAAGGTGACGATGTTCACCGATGCTGCCGTCCGGAACAGGTCGGTCCTGAGCGTGTACGCCGCGTTCAGTGCGTCTTCCCTGGTGAGCCCCTTGACTTCGGTGCGGATGGTGAAGGTTTCTTGGCCGAGGACGACGTTCCAGTTCACGGTCCAGGACTTCTTCACCCGCTCCAGCCCGAGCGTCGCCAGGAAATCGTCCACCTGGGAGCACCAGCCCCGGGTCTTGGCCTCCTCGGAGATCCGCTTGACCACCAGGGCCTTGAAGGACTCCAGAGTCTCGGGCTCGGCAACCTTCATCGTCTCGCTAACTGGCTCAGAGAGATGAGAGAGCAGGCGCCCCAGCTCGGGCCGGCTGACAGCCCTGAACCGGCGGACCTGGCTGGGAGTGGCTTCAACCCCGTAGGTGTCACGAAGGAACCTCTGGGTCTCTTCGTCGTTGGTGGTCCACGCGTTCCACGCATTCTGCAGCTCGAACTCGTCGACGGCTCGTACGTGCGTGCCGTGCTTCCACGAGGTGAAGTTCACGTCCATCTGAGCGGCCGTCGTGGTCTGCGGTGCGACCTCGTCCTCGATCCCCTCGCCCGTGTCATCCTCCTCGTCGTCTTCCTCGTCATCGTCATCGTCGAGGTCGTCCTCGTCGAAGTCCTCCAACGGCTCATGGAAGCTCAGGATGTGGCGTACCTGGGCACGGGAGAGGTCGTAGAGGATGTTGACCAGGTCGTCGGAGACCCGAAGACCGTAGCGCCGGAGGACGTAGTCCTGGAGGTAGTGCCGACTTTGCCCGTAGAGGTCCTCGACCTCGATATCCAGGCGACGGTCGTCACCCCTGGGGCCGGCGTAGGTCTGCTCCTGCTCGGCGTAGAACATCTCGCGGGTGTAGACGGGTGTTTCTTCTGCTGTGAGGGTCATGTTCTTCTCTCTGTGGTGTGTGGTGTGACGACGAAGGGCCCCTCCTGGTGGAGGGGCCCTCGTGGGTGAGCTAGAGCTCGCGGTTGATGATCTTGCCGATCTGGGTGAAGGTCATGCCGTAGTTGTCGTTCATCTCGGCCAGCGTGACCAGGATGTAGTCCGGGGCGTCCACGCCTCCGTTCGCGGTCTTGAAGGTGGCCTTCTTGCCGCGGCTGTTCCGCTTCCTCCAGTTCTCCCGCTGTTCCTCGGTGAGGTCGGACCAGTAGACCTTGACGATCGGGTTGTTTTCGGTCAGCCCGGCGTACTCACAGACCTCGAGCGGGAGGTACTGGGACTCCCTGATCTCCCCGTACTCGACGTCGTCGAGTTGCTCGACGACCTCCGGGTAGTCCTCGTTGGGCACCCAGGTGGTCCGGCGCTCGACGACGCCTTCCTGGGCCAGCCGGAAGGCCAGCACTCCCATGCAGCACTTCCGGCCGTTCGCGTTCTCGAGGTGCTCCTTGCCCTGCTCGTGCTTGGGCAGCTCCTCCAGCCAGATGGCCTTGACCTCTGGGTTCATCCTGTGGACGGGTGGGTCCATCACTTCGGTTGTCATATCTCTCCTTGGATCATCTGGAGCATGTAGGTGAACAGCCACTCCGGGATGGCTGTGTAGAAGGTCGAGAGGTGGCCGTCCCCGAACTCACCTCTCGGCTCCCAGGTCGACCACCACTGCCCGAAGTAGTAGCCGTCGTCGATGCGCTCGGAGTAACGGGCACGCTCGGCTTCGGGATCCCACTGTTCGCCGATCTCCAGGTGGCTTCGCTCCAACTGGATGTACTCGTCCAGTGAGTAGGTCTTGCCGATGATGACCACCAGCTCCCCGCCCTGGATCACAGGACGGAGAACGTAGGAGCCGGGCTTGATGGCGCGCTGGTGGTCGGTGATCCTGGCCTTGGCCGCCGCGTTGGCGGCCTGCATGTACTCGAACATCTCCTCGGGTGACTCGAAGGCCATCACCCCGCTGCCCAGGTCCTCAGGCACTATCGAGGGCCCTTTCCAGTTCTTCCACACTCTGAAGCTTGGCTATGTGGGCCCCGATGTGCCCTGCCTTACGAAGACAGCGTCCGTACGGGCCGGACTCCTCGCACTGGGGCTCTCCGGTCTCTGCCCTTTCGGCAATAGCCTTGTTCAGCATCGCTTCCTCATCGGCCCCCTCAAGGGATGCGGCGATCCGTTCCAGGATCTTGTTCTGCGTTCGGAACAGCTCCGTGAGGATGTTCATCCCCCGGCCTACTCTTTCGTCGTCCATCGTCAGTCTCCTTACGTGGGTGGTTCCCAGACGCGTAGTCCAGGTCACAGGTCACACACCTGTGCCGGGCGTCAGGGACGTACGGGTGTGTTCTCATGGGTGCTCTCCCGCACCGTGGTGATGTCGAAGTTCTCGACCTCGACGACGTAGTGCGCGCCGCGGGTCAGGTCTGACCCCTCGGCGATGTCGGTCTCGTCGAGCTTCGACCAGGACTCCAGCCGGTAGAGGGTGAAGGTCCCGGTCCGGACGAAGACCTCCATCTCCGTGTCGGTGATCTTGGGGAGCTTGTCCATCTCGAAGAAGAAGACCTCCCTGGACGGTCTGTGCAGAGCCATCAGGAACCTCTCCGGAGGAGGCCAGGGGGCTCCCTCGGCGTAGAGCATGTCGGGGAGCCCGTCGAAACGGATGATCTGAGGGTTGGATGTCATGTCACTCCTGGATGGTGAGTTGGACCTGGTGCAGCCTGCCCTCGTCAGCCAGCTTCTCGACGGTCTCCCTGCTGACGGTGTCGTGGCCGTGGAAGCCGTTGCCCTGTCGCCGCAGGACCCTCCACTTCGTGCTGCGGGTGATGGGGTTCAGGTAGGACCACCCGGGAACCCCGTCCAGCTTGACGGCGACGATCTCGGCCGTCTCCCAGTACTGGGACGCGGCCTTGTGCTCGGTGATCTCCACCTTGATGTCGTTCCGCTCCAAAGCCCAACCGGCCACCTCCGGGCCGTTCGGGCCGTCCTCGACGAATCCAGCGACGATGAAGGGTTTTCTACCCTCACGGGTGATCTCGGCGGTGACGCTGTCACCGACGTTGATCTTGGTAGCTGTCATCTGTTCACGCTCCTTTGTGCGTGGTAGGGGAATGACGACGTCGATGCCGAGGGCGTGGGTGCGGCCGAGGGCAAGGTCTAGCGTGCTCAGACGGTCGAATGCCAGGTAGGTCTTCACCCGCCGCTCGAAGCCGAACCAGTCAGACCGCGGTGTCGGGGTGGACACCGCGGTGGGGGTTCTTGTGAGCGCCGTGGATCAGGCAGCAGAAGTCCGACTCGCAGATGGGACATCCCGGTACCCCCGAGACGGTCTTGTACTCCACGGCCGGAGGAAGGCTGGCCGGTCTACCGACCTGCTCAGCCTCCATATCCTCATTATCGGCATGGTGGCCGTCCCAGTGCTCCTGAGCATCGGAGACGATCCACCACTGTGTGTGGCACTCGGTGCAGACGGAGAAGGTGCAGCTCGCGCTGCAGTTGCAGCGCTTGATCCCCGGCGAGTGCAGGTTGCCCAGGTCGACCCCGCCAAGGCAGAAGTCCTGGTCGGCGACGTCGCAGTCGGAGCAGCAGAGCAGGGCGTCGTGTGAGCTGGCGTAGATCGACCCGCACCCGGCCGGACACCGCCACATCTCGACCGGAGGTGTCTCGTTGATGTCGATCTGGGTGCTGCAGGCGAGACAGCTGAAGCTCTTGACGATCTGCACCTCCCTCGCCTTGGCCCAGTAGGACAGGTCCCAGGAGGAACCATCTCCCGCGTCCGGTCGGAAGGGCCCCTCCTCCCGGACGAACTCGACCAGCGCCTCGGTGTCGTAGTGCTCCGAGAGGCTGTCGAGATCGATGTCGTCACCGACGTAGTGGTACCGCTCGCAGTCCGGGCACTCCACCACCATCTCGATCTCGAGGACGACCCGCCCAAGCTCGCGGGTTTCCTCCAGGGTGTTCATCACACCTCCTGGTACCGCTTGAGGATGTTCTGGGCGAAGGTACGGAGGCTGCCCTGGAAGGCGCGCTCAAGATCCGAGCGGCCTTCGGCGAACAGGATACGCAGGGCCACGACCACCACCGGGATGGCTCGTGAAGCGACACGCAGCATGAAACTCTTCATTGGATGTTCCTGTCTGGGACGCCGTAAAGCCCGGTCAGGGGCCTCCGTAGAGGCCCCTGCCGAGTCGTGTCCCCATTGGGGGTGGGCTTAGCTCCTGCCGTTGTGCAGCGCCGTGTAGACGGACTGCATGGTGGCCGGGTCGTGCTTGATCCGGTTCATGACCTCCACCAGCCCCAGCAGGACGTGATCGGGCTTGGCCGCGTTCTTCTCGGCGACCATCCTGGTGTGGACCTCGTTCTGGGCCTTGAGCGAGAGCGCGGCCCCCACCAGCGCCTCGGTCGTGAGCAGCCCGTCGTCGCCACGCTGGATGGCGATGTCCTCGGCCTCGTCGAAGGTCGACCGGATGAAGGACGGGGTGTAGTCCTTCACGACCTCCCAGACCCGGTCGAAGTCGACGTCCGGGGCCAGCCGCCCGTGGAGCGCCAGGTGCAGCATGCGCTCGATGGAGCTCCGGTCCAGCATGCCGATCTCGATGATGGCGGTTATCCGCCCGGGGCGGGTCACCGTCGCGTCGACCTGCTCGAGGTAGTTGGTCGTCATCAGGGCCGACACCCCGGTGTCCTTGTCCAGCCCGTCCAGCAGGTTGGTGAACCGGGAGAGGTCGTTGGGGTTCATCGGGAAGAAGCGGTTGATGTCCTCTGTCAGGATGAGCGACCTCTTGTAGAGCTTCGCCAGGGCGAAGACCTTCTCGAACTCGGTGATCGACGCCCCGGCGGTCGGGGTGTACTCGATCACCGTCATGCCGTACTCCTTGGCCAGCACGGCCGTGGAGATGAGGGCCTGGGACTTCCCGGTGCCCAGCGGCCCGTAGCAGATCACCCGGAACTCCGTGCGCTTGTTGCGGGCCCGGAGACGCTCTGTCCCGGTGATCTTCCCACGCACGGCGTTCTCGAACTGGATGTCGGTCTCCTCGGAGTAGACGATGGTCGGGTCGACCTCGCGCCACTGGTGCTCCAGCTCACCCGTCGAGGGGTTGAACTGGAGGATCTGCCCCCGGTAGATGGAGGCGGCGTCCACCGCGGCCTGGATGGCCTGGAAGAGCCCGGTGCAGGCGTTCTTGTAGAGCTTCTTGCAGTGAATCACCATTCGGAAGCGCTCCAGGCCGTCGTCCCCCTCGTACTTGGACGGGTCGATGGTGGCGTTCTCCATCGGGGCCAGCTGGAACTCAGAGATCGGGACCGTCTCGATGATGTCGACGATCGTCGTACGGCCATCGGGGCCGGTCCTCTTCTCCTTGCCGATCACCACTGGCCACTCAGCCGGTGAGGAGGTCCCGAACAGGGTGTAGCGGGTCACTCCCATCCCACCGGCGCCGTAGAAGGCCCGCAGCACCCGGTTGAGGGCCACCACGCCGTCGTTGAAGGCGAAGTCGAAGACCTTGGGGAAGTCGGTGACGACCTGCTCGGCCTCCTCCTCCTGCTGAGCGATCAGGGCGACCCTGGCGAGCTTCATGCCCTCGGGGACGCTGATCTTGTTGGCCGGCTCGGCGTGGCGCATGATCGCCGAGTCCGACTGGATGGTCAGACCGGCGTAGTTGGCCATCCGCTCCGCGAAGTCCCGGGTGACGTCGCGCTTCTCCTGGTTCTCGGCACGCTTGTTCTCGATCCTGTCCGCCATCTCCAGCACGTCGTTCTCGGTGAGGCTGGGGGGCAGGTCCATGCCCGGCATGCCGAACATCTCTGCTAATGGGTTGCTCATGGTTGGGGGTTTCCTTCCGGAAAGATCTCACGTTGCATGTGGGTGATCGTCGTGGATGCGGGCGGGTTGTCGTCCCAGCACCACGAGAGCCGGCTCCGAATGCGGAGGCCGGCTCTGTGGGAGGTGGGGGTAAGGACCAGCGACCTCCGGTAGAGGACGCGGTCTTGGGTGTGGTCGCAGCAGAAGGCGACTCCGTCGACGGAGGCGCCCGCGGGGCTGGAGAAAAGGTCCTGCTGGACCGCCGAGCTGAGCAGGGCGGTCCAGCCGAAGTACTCTCCCGCGCCGTCGTAGGACAAGACCTCTCCGGTCTCGACGACGACGATGTCGGTCCACCCGCGGGTGGCGACGAACATCAGGGCAGGGGCCGGGTCACTGAGCTTGGCGGTAGCCAGGTCCCCCTGCCCGACCAGGTGGGAGAAGTCGTCCACGTTGAAGACGACCCTCCCGTACTTGTCCATGTCGATGCGCTGGACGTTGAACTTCATGACGTTCATGCCACGAACTCCAGCTGTTCTGGTGGCACGTCCGGGTCGGACCCGTTGGCGATGGTCCGGGTCAGGATCCCCCTCTCGTCGTAGATGCCGATCGAGGTCACCAGGGACAACGACGCGCAAGCGCGGCCGACGTTCTCCTTGGCGTACCTGAGCTGCTTGGTCATCTCCGGGGGGTTCCCCTCCAGCTCTACCCGGACGAAGAACACCTCGTTGACGGCTGCCATGACCCTCCTATCCCTTTCCGACGACGTTGGTGGGGGATGCGGCGCGGTCCCACGCCCGGGTGATCGCCTTCCACTGGCGGTCGGTCAGGTTGAGGTTGCGGGCCAGCCAGGGGCGCAGCACCTTGTTGCGCACGGTCACGGTCTCCTCGGCACTGAACGCCTCGCGGATGGTGTTGTAGAGCGCGAAGCCCGTGTCGTAGGGGTCGTTCAGGTCGACGTGGTCGATGCCGACCTTCTCGTCCAGCAGCCTGGAGTAGATGTCCTCGACGGAGTCCGCACGGATCTCGTGCGCCACCGCCTGGGACTTCAGGCGCTCCAGCACGTCGCCCAGGTAGGACTGGGCGGGCGTCTCGACCTCGGTGTTGTACCAGGTGCGGACCCGCAGGAGCTTCAACATGGCCTTCTCGTAGCGACGCTCCCTGCGGTGGTAGGTCTTGCAGATCTTGACCTCACCCGGGTAGTCCTTGCCGAACGCGGCGGCAACCACCGGGTCGGTGTGGTGCAGGTTGTCGTGCAGCCGGTGGGTCTCGGACACCTCGAAGAACTTCTTCGCGGTGTGCTTGGCCCGCTGGTAGCGCCACAGGTGGACCGGCGGGGTGATGAGCAGCCGGTAGGTGCGGGCCTCCTCCTTGATCCCCTGGCCGGCTGTGACCAGGTTGCGCTTGACACGTCCCCGCACGGTCGTGAGGGGCCGCTCGTCGGCCAGGAAGCCGACGACGTCGGTGTCGCGGTGCAGACGCTCCGCGGTCTTCTGCAGGGTGTAGTCCCGGCTCTGTACCGAGGCGACCCGCAGTCCTGCGACCATCAACATGCCACCCGCGGTCTGCAGGGTGACGGGATGGGTGGCCACCTTGACGGTGACCGGGATGACCCGGGCAGCCAAGGGGGCAAGCCTTGATGCCGCGGCAATGGCGGCGGTGACGATGGCAATCATCGTTCTCGTTCTCTCTTTCGTCGTGTGTGTTGGTGGTGTTTCAGGAGTCTTCTGAGTGGTCTGGCTCTACCCAGTCGTTGTGGTCCCAGAAGTGGGCTCCTGTTCTTGCGATGGAGATCCGGTTCACCTCGGCGGTGGGATCCTTCCCGGCCAGTGAGTCGGCCAGGCGGTGTTCCGGGTCCTCGTCGGTGACCCGGGGTGCTGCGTCGATGATCCCGGCGTCGACGACACCGAGGACCTCCCACAGCGTCAGGTTCTCCTGCGACCTGTCGACCGCCTTGTGGACCCGGCTGGCGAACGCCGGCCGGAACCTCACTGAGGCGTCGTTGATCTTCTCCACGACCTGCATCACAGAGTCGTGGCGTTCCTGGGTGAGCCCCCACTCCTTGAGGTGGTAGGAGAGGTGGGCCAGCAGCTGCCTGATGCGGAAGAACTCGATCTTCCCGAACAGGATGGCAATCTCGATCTCGCCGTTGACGTCTGTCTCCCAGGGCTCCGGAGGTGCCGAGGCGTGCTCGACCAGAGCGGTGAACTGGTCGTCCAGGTCCTCGATCTTGACGCCCTCCGGGGCCCGGCCGATCTTGAGGCTCGTGGCTATCTCGGCCCCGGTCCGGTCCACCAGGACAGCGTGTACGTGGTCCGGTGGTTTCACATGCTCCTCGTGCTTCTCGGCCACCTTCATCAAGAAGTCCACCAGCTCCGAGAACACCTCGCGCAGCCTCTTGGGGTCCAGCAGCTCCTCCTCCGTGAACTCCTCCTCCTCAGCCATTACGTCTGCCCGACTTCATCTGGAAGCGAAGCTCTGAGATGGCAGTTGGAATGAAGAACATAATCACGGCAACTACGAGAGCACCGGTGACCCATCTACCGTCGATGAAGGACAGCAGGTCCAGTACTTCCATTCTCGTTCTCCTTAGAACACAAAAAAAGCCCATCTCCAGGTTGGAAATGGGCATGCGAAACACGCAGGGTCCTATGATATCAACTTTTGCTGGGAATTGATATTTTCCTTACATTCACCTCTGGTACCAGAGTGGCATCACTGATGCCTCCGGTATGACCTAGGTGTAACCCACCTGGAACAGTGACCGATATATCAACCAGATCACTGTCCCTGGTACGGAGGATCTGAGGGGAAGGACTCGGGCTCTCGGCTCAGTCGACCCCCCCCTAACCCCCCCATCTGACCGGGAAGGGCTCTCGGTGTCAACCCCTGGGTCAGAATCGTTATCAGGATGTAACTTCCGGACCTCCTCGATGACCCTCCGGGCACTGGCGATGAAGGCCATGTCCTCCTTAGAGAGGTTGAACCTCCCAGAGACATCACCCCAGTCCCGGTCGTTGATCTTCCCCATCACCCAGGCGTTAGCCAGTAGGGCACTCAAGGGAGCCCTAGGGCCCAGGAAGGGCGAACCGTCCTTCTCCAGCAGAGCCAGAGCCAACGCGAACACGTCGCTGTACTCGCTGTTGAACAACGTTCTCCCCAGTTTGGGGAGGTACAGCCTGTACTTCGGTCCCTTCGGGGTATCGATCACCGTGAGGTGAATCTCTCCCTGGGTTCTCAAGATCACGGCTACCGACTTGGCAATGACCTGGATCAGGCCTTTACCCATCTCCAGCATCAGTTCCTCTGTCGACTTCATCATCTTCTAGCTCCTTCCGTGCTTCGTTGATGGTTGCCTGGGCTTGCTGGTAGCCCACATAGACGGCGTAGCCCAGGTACACCACCGCCAGGACGACGAGGGCGATACCTAGCGTGAAGAAGTGCTCGCCCATCCAGGTCACAGCCGGTCGGCTGTCCCCAGCAGGTCTACGGCCGACTTGGTCACAGCCTCGATCTTGTCCAGGAGGGACAAGGTGTTGTTGGCCCTGACCCTCTCTGCGAGGATGCCGAGATGGAGGGAGGAGAAGCCCTCCATCACCTCGGCGTTGTCCCACATCAGCTCCGAGAAGTCCAGCTCGGTCTCCTTCTCGTCCATCGTCGCCAGGAAGCTGTGGGCGTCTTCGCGGTACCGGTCGACGTGGAAGAGGACCTCGTTGGCGAACTGGAGGTTCTCCTCGTAGTCGGTGCCGGCGGCGATGTGAGAGAGGCTGGAGGTCGAGGCCCGGATGAACAGCAGGAAGTACGGAGACTTCTCCACGTCCATCGCCTTGTTGACCAGGTCCAGCCAGCGCTCCATCAGCTGGACCGTGTAGACCTTCAGCGACGGCTCACCAGGGGTGACCTGGACCGTCGTGATGACCTGGTGGATCGCTGCCTGCTCCTCCTCCAGCGACTTCACCGGCGCTATCAGGAAGGTGTCACGCATGCAGAGCCCTGCGACCATGATTCTGGCCCAGGTCAGTGCCTTGTCCCGGTCACCGTCGATGAGGTTTCCCAGGTCGTCGTCTGATATCTCCATCTCACACCCCGTTCTCGGTGATGGCCTTTCCGATGAGCATCTCTACCAGGCCTCTTGCTGAGACCCAGTCGTCCAGGGAGATGTCGGTGGCGTCGTGGGCCTCGAGGAGGTCCGCGGCGGTGTTGTAGGTGGTCTGGATGACTCCCGGAGTCATCCCGCCTGCGGTGTCCCGCAGGTAGGCGACGTCATGGGAGTGGTCGGTCCAGCCGTTGTTCGGTCTCTGGAACCGTTGCAGTGGTTGCAGTGGTTGCAGTGGTTGCACAGGAGTGGCACGACCATCCTGCAGCTTCCGGTAACCGCGAAGCATCTCCTGCATGGACTCCACGGAGTCCGTCTGCCATCCCACCAGGGCACAGCACACCTCGGCCACCACGCGGTCGTACTGGGGGGTATCGCCTCTTTCGGAGAGCAGCCTGGAAGCAGTGTCGAGGAGCTCCACGAAAGACATCTCGATGTCGGCCATCAGACGAACACCGAGGTGAAGGCGGTGGCCATCAGCATGACGATGCCGCACCAGGCGATCGTCGCGGCCAGGTGGTACAGGAAGGTGACCGTCGTGGCAAGTGCGGCAACGGCGGTCAGCGGGCTGACCAGGGCGGCAACGACAAGACCGCCCACCCCGACGTACGCGGCCACCTTGGCCAGTCCCGTCAGTGTGGGCGGTGTGATGATGTCGCGGGGTTCCATCGAGCCGTAGCCGGCGACGAAGACCCTGCGGGTCCGGATGAGCCCGAGGCGCGTGGCGATCCTGCGGGTGAACTTCTTGAAGCGTGCGAACATGTCTGTTCTCTTTCTCTCTGTCATGTGTGTGTGGTTGGCCGGCCGAACGACCGGCTTCGTGCTGGTTCTCAGGTGCGGTTGGCGCGGTCCTGAGCAAGGCTCTTCGCGATCGCGAGAACCCCGACTGCTGTCACCGCGAGCAGGAGCGGGATGGGGGTGCCGTTGAGGAAGCCCCAGACCCCTACTGCGCAGACGATGAGGATGACGGCGAAGTAGCCGATCACCTTGAGTGCGATGAGCCCACCCTCGAGCTGGTTGCTCATGCGTACACCCGGGACTTCCGCATGACGCGCCCGAAGGAGTCGACCTCCCAGTCGGCCAGCGTGTTGGCGTCAGCGAAGCTGGTGCCGAAGTATTCACCGTTCAGCCAGGCCTCGGAGGCCTTGCGGAGCTTGAGCTTCTCGGCGAACTCGGTCGGGTTGATCATCGCGTCGAGGAAGACGCGGTTGTCGTCGAGGTTGGTCTGGCGGACTGACTCCTCGTGTACTGCCTTGATCTCGGTCTCGCGCTGTGCATAGGCGGCCTCGCTCAAGGCGACCATGCCGTTCCAGATGGCCTTTCCGACCCGCGCGAAGAACCTGCCGACGATCTTGACGAACTTCATGGTGATACTCCTTCTGCCCGTAGGCAACAAAAAAGGCCCACGTCGGTCGACGTGAGCCTGATGGATCTTGCACCGCTGTCTGGTGTTTGGGACTTGAACCCCGCTGCCCCTAGGGCAGGTGTGACACTTCACCTCTTGCGATACCTCAATTATGACGTATTACGTCACAAATTGCAAGTGCTGGGAGCAGGTTCCCGAGGGCAGTGCCTCATGGTGGGTTCCTTGGAGGGAAGGCCTCATTTGACTCCCAGCACGGAGGGTCAGGCAGGAGTCGAACCTGCATTGGGATGTCTCCCACCCGGAAGTCGATCCGGTACGTTTACCGTTTCGCCACTGACCCTCGGACCCTCCCACGTGCTGGCGGGGAGGGGCCTATCGCCTGTTTTTGGGCATGCGAAACTGGCGATGTCTCTATTGTCCCATTTTTGACGCGAGAAGTCAACAAATGAAGGTGTATCGGAGCCACTTCGCGAGCAAGGTCCACTTCGACCCCGTATGCCCCTCCTGGAAGGCCTCCACGGCCTCCCACCCGCTCGAGGAGTGGGACCTGGCCGATCTCAAGGCCGTGAAGTTCTGCCTCGTCTGCACCCCGCCTGAGCTGCACCAGAGGCCTCGTACGCACCACGTTCAGTGCGTCGAGTGCAACTACCGCCGGCCGATGCCCTGTGAGCACAACGGTGGCGTCGCGGTGGTCAACGTGGACGACATGGTGCACTACGGTCGTCCCGAGCGTCGGGTCAACATCCGCTGGCGCTGGCCCGAGAACGTCCAGGGGGCCCCTCTTGCGGACCCCGGGCTTCTGGTCTAGCGTCCGTTCTACGTCTACTTGCTCTGGGGAGGGCACATGCCACGGTCGACCGCTGAGTCGATGCTCATCTCATCCTTGATCAACACCCATGACCCCGACGCCGGTCGCGCGTACGGGATCAACCCCGAGCACATGCTCGGCTTCCGTGACGAGTACGAGTGGCTGCTGGACTTCGCCAAGAAGTTCGGCTACACGCCCTCGGTGGAGAAGATGATGCTGGTCTTCCCCGAGTTCCCGTACTCCGACGAGGAGGACGACCCGCGCTGGTCGGCCTCGGAGATCCACGAGAAGTACGCCAACCGGACGCTGATGAAGAAGGTGATGAAGGCCGGGACCTTGCTGGAGCACGGTGAGACCAGACAGGCCTACGCCGAGTTTGAGGGCGTCCGCTACGCAGAGGTGGCCGAGAAGCCAGCCAACCTGCTGGTCGACCCAGGCTTCATGGAGGACTACGCCTCCACCACCGAGGAGCGCATCTCACTCCCCTGGTCCACCCCCCAAGGCGTCACGGGCGGGATAGGGCCGGGGGAGCTTTGGTATCTGCTGGCCCGCCAGAGCCACGGCAAGAGCGCACTGCTCTGCGAACTGGCCGTGAACGCGGCCTGCCAGGGCAAGAGCGTCCTGTTCTACGCGCTGGAGATGACCAAGAGGCAGCTGCAGGTCCGCACCCACGCGATCATGGGCCACCGGCTGGGCTATGAGGGCATCGACGCCCACGCCATGCTGCACCGGAACTGGGACCCTAAGGCCTACCGCGCCCTGCTGGGCGACATCGAGGACAACGTCCCGGGCCAGATCAACATCCACGACCTGACGATGGGCTTCGTGAAGCCCTCCACCGTGATGGCCCGCGCGGGGGACTACGACCTGGTCATCATCGACCACTCGGGGCTGATGCACACCGACTCCGGCGGCCGGTCCATGGACGACTGGCGCAACGCGGCGATCATCTCCAACTCGCTCAAGGAGGTCGTCGGCGCCAGGCTCGCGCGCATCGTCGCCTCGGTCCAGATCAACCGGGACGGGGACACTCTGGGGTGGAGGCCACCGAAGCTCAAGTTCGCGGCCCAGACCGACTCGGTGGGCCAGGATGCCGACGTGGCCTTCACGATGAAGCGCTACGGCAAGAACGCCGCGGTCACCTCGGTCGAGAAGAACCGCCACGGGGACTCCGGGAAGCTGTTCTGGACCAACTACCTGGCCAACGTCGGGAACTACGCTGAGATCACCCGCGACGTCGCGGACCAGGCCAAGGACGACGAGGACGATGAGTAGGTTCACCCCCTTCACGGCCCGATTCGACGGCCACTGCGTGGAGTGCGGGGACGCCATCCTGGCGGGGGACCGGGTCGGCTACGACGAGTACGACGACCTGATCCACGAGGACTGCTACGGCGGTGAGCCCC